CCGCCCGGTACGGCGCCGGTGGTATCAGAAGAGAACAAATCCATAACTGCACTCATGGCATCATCGGCAATCGGGGCAGTTGCATCTTGCAAATTGGTAAGCATATTCTTATGAATAAAAAAACTAAATTTTGCTGTGAGAGTTTTGATAACTTTAGCAGAACTATCATGAGTTTCAGCGACTTCAGGTAACAACTTGAGTAATTCTACGCCGGCATCTTGTTCACCAACAAACCCTCTTTCTGGTCTCTCCCCTAAGCGGCTGTGCACAATGTCTGTAAGGTTCCTTGTGGAGTAGGTTGCCTTAAATAATTCTGGTCGGATCCACGCGCCAATACCGCGATGTGGGTGAGTGACTTTCCAGTAACTATTGGCCGGCTCTCCATCAAAAAGCGACACATATTGCGGATCCATGTCAAGCCCGCCGGCGTCATCCGCAATAATTCCGAGTGGCCACTCGGGTGCATATGCAAGCTTTTGTATGCTGCGCTGGCCTTCTATAAACTCTTGGGCTTTTGGGTCTGATGTCACTGCGACGTCTATATTGATTAGGTCCCAAAGTTCGTGGTTATCGAATAGCAAAAAGTTTCCAGTAGCATTGGAGCTGTCTTTTAAAGACACTTCCACCTCGACCTTCATCATGTTGTCTCCCTGATCCTCTCTGCCAGACAAGGTTATTTTGTCAATATAAACTTTTGGTAAAAAATCACCAAACATCTCCTTGTCGCTAGTGTATTCTGAACTTTTGCTCATTAATCACAATCCTCTGGCTCGATGGACGAAGCATATATATCCATTCTTTGCCTAGGTTCTAAATCTTCACAATTAATTGGAATATCTACAAAATAATTATCAGATTTCAATTTATCAACTGCCTTGCATAATTGTCTTTTATCGATATCTGAATCGACTTGTAAATTAAAATAATATTCTACATTATCAGTCGTAATTGGTACTGCTGCTGGATTATACCCGTCATCGTCAACTAGTATTCCATCTACTATTTCTTGTTTGTCTTTCACGAAATGCAGTCGTACCAATTTTTCATTGCCTCCGATTTTTCTATTGTAATTCGGATCGACCCTATAAACATCAATTTCAAAATTTTCAATCTCACTAAAAGAATTCAATTCCTTAATATCAATAATTGGATCCTCTCCAAAGACCTGAAGAAAGGTGTCATCGCTAAATGTGTCGCTTTTGTGCATATCATACATGTAAAATTCTTCATCATAAAACTCTTTAAATTCTTCCGAAACATACATGTCATCTTGGCTATGTATTGAAAGCTCTCTTATATTGTACGTTACTTCGATATCTATTTGAGGTATATCAATTAATTCATAAGGTTCACTCATGAAAGGTGACGAGCCGGATATTTGCCCTTTTATCATTCTAACTTGCCATGCTGGTGCAAAACGGCCTGTTGGCGGTGCGGTGCCTATTGTGTTGTTGAACACATATGTTTTTCTATTGAAATTTGTATGGCTCATTTCCTTTTCTATGCCCATATCGTTTTCTTCACTAAAAAATAACGGCACCTTAGATCTGATTTTTTCTATTTTTTCTTTTACATGTTCCTCCGGGCTATCAAACTGTGTTTGAGTTTGGAGATATTGAGTGTCTTGCGTAATTCTGTTGTGTATATCTTTCTGATTTTCGCCGACGCCGGCATGATTATAGTCATATATGATATTATCATCTAAAAATGTATAAAACACGGGCTTAAACTTGCCGGCAGAAAGCAGATACTTGCCATGCGATGTTAGCTGAATGTCTAGTACTTGTTCTTTTTTATCTAAAAACGTTGCCATTTTGTGTTCCTACAAATAATTATATCCATTTTGTTTTAGTATTCAATTAATCTTCACTAATCATCATCATCATCTCCTAGAACTATCATAGAAGCTTCAATAACGCCCGGGGGGGTATCCAGCATGGCCCATGTCATGCCAGTCGGACTAGTAAAGGTGGTACCCGCTTCTGTCACCGTGGGCGTCCCACCGTCGTCAGGGCCTGTATATTCATCAGGGCTTGTCCATGGCATGGGGGATGGGGAATACGAAATTCTAGGATCCCACATTTCTGGGTATTTAATCTCGATACTTGTGTTACCGTATGGAACGTGATGCCTGTAGACCTCCATGGAGCTTCCTTCTTCAAAAGTTCGGAATGGTCTAAACTCAATATCAACTGTAAGTTTGGCGGACTCTACCAAGGAGAAATAGTCATACGGCCAATTGTGTTCAACAATGTAGGCATGATCTGGCAAAAGATTGCCGGCGCCGGGAGCGGTCCAATCAGGCGGAATAGGTGGGAATTCTGTACCATCCGCGGTCGCTGGGCCAAACACTATCTCCGTGTTGACTCCCTGAACGGCCGGGTCGGCAAGTTCTCTGAAGTTTTTGTTTCCTTGTAGCACATCCATATAGGATTGAGTGCCTCTTTGTTTCACCTTAAACACCATCCAGCGCATCTTATCGCCAAATTCCAAGAAATCTTGCCGGCTCAAGAACGTGTTGTTAATTCCACCGCCCGGCATGCTAGCTCTTGAAAGCAGATCGTGGCTAATTTCTTCTGTTACTTTTCTATACGATTTGAAATTTCTTGGTGCTAAGTTTTGCCACATATAGGATAAGTCGTCCTGATCGAAAGTGTGTTTAATTTCAAACGCATACATGACTCTCGGGCCATAAACAGAGAAAACTGCGTCCTCCGGATCCGGGCCTGTCGGTATTAACTCCTCTGTTGCTTTATAAACATTTTCGGGGTATCTCAAAAAGTCTAGATGCGGCGGGAAAACAAATCTTTCCATTTTATCAAAAAGATATGTTAGTCCGCTGTTTGTAATAGTGTGTCCAGTTTCTGGGTTAACCACAGTGAACGCTGTATCTGAAATACTCTTCCAGTGGGCGTAGTGTCGTTTTATTCTATATTCATTTAATTGCTGCTGACTAATCTTGAGCTTGAAGTGCCGCTTGTTACCCACTTCGTCAATATAGTAGGGTATCGCAACAATACATTCAGAAACTTCTTTGCTCCATGGCATCTCTCCTAGTCGCACTGGGGTCTCAGGCATCTTAATCAATTCAGCTAAAGAACGATACCTCGCCGCGCCCAATTGAGGTCGATCGTCTCCGGGATAATGACTGTTGTAGATCGTGGGTTCGTGTTGAATGACGTCAGGGTGACTCTTCAGCCAACTTTCCGGGATACTTTCAACGGACATGAAGATCCCCTGATCTTCTTCTTGCGGTATTGTACCAAATTGATGCCACATTCCGCGTGGCACAGATTCAGATGCGTAGATTGGTATGTCTATATACCCACTGTCGGCGAGGCGTTCAGTATTGTTTCTAGGAGAATGTAGCGCTCGAATATTATACTGGTCGTTGAAGTTCAACATTGGTGTTTCAAATTTTGGCTGAATTACCCATGATTGTAATCCGCCTAGGCCGGATTCTATTGGGGGCGTGGGATACAATATGCCAAGATCCGATACATCCCATATTCGATCTTCGTGTGGTCTTTCAATATTGAAAACGTTGAGCGAAGCAGATATCTGCATTGCGTTAAAGTTAATGTTATTTCCGGCATAGAATTGACCTGAATCATTTACACTGGCTGAAGGAGGCAGAGGATCATACACAATCATGTGCGTGTCTTGGTTGGCTCCGCCACGATGTGCAATAGAACCAGTTGGTCCGGGATCGACACGCCAGTGTTTAACGTACGTTCTTGGTGAATTGAAGATTTGTTCTATGTTCACTTCTGAGCTAGCGGTTGGCTTATATACAATGTCCATCCACGCTTCACCATGGTAATAGGGCGGTGTGTAAGCCCAATTGTAGCCATTAATGGAATCCATAGTGCCACTCCCTTCGGATTGCCAATGCCACTGGGTGCCTTTACTAAACGAACTAGTCGCGCGACTCATTATGGTCATTGCATCCGCGGTGCCGCCGGTTGCTGCCGGATGTATGCAAGAACGAGATAACGGACCTAAAAATCTTCCAACAAGCGGAGGCCCAAAGGCGGTGGGTCGAGAATACATCGTAAATGTTTCTTTTAACTCTGAAGCCCCGGGCCAACCACACTCATATTTAGTATCTTCAACCGCTGGATTCCAGTGTTTATACCCCGGGAACGTACCCGATGGTGCTGGATCCTGTGGTATTGGATACTCCAGCTTTGTAACCGAACTGGTAACACCGAGACCACCCCAATGAATTCCATTGTGCACATGAGGGTTATATGTGCCATCTTCCTCGCGATCCCATATAACATTTCTCGCTTTCGGATTTCCATTATATTTTCTGGGTAAGTTCATTGAACGGTAAAGCTTAAGCCTCATTGCATATATGTTTCCAGATGTCACTGGAACAGTTGTAATAACATCGCTCTGCAGTACTGTATACTTTTTGTCTTTTAAGTAAAAGTCAGCAACGCCGGCGAAGAAGTTTGATGCTTTTTGAGAGTAGATCGATGGTTTGCCGTCAAATGTTGGTATCAATTCTGCATATGTGTGCGGCAAGGCGGCTGAGGGGTGTGGTTCCATATCAACTACCGGCCGGGTATCAAAGGCTCCGCCGGCGAATGCTGGGTTAATTATAGCTTCAAATGGTACTCTGTAGTCAAATCTGCCGTACGTTGGGTCGGTGTTGGCCTTTCTGGATCCAGAAATAACCCAATAATCTGTTGGCACTATGCCTATCTCGTCTCCATCGGCGCCATGGCGAGGAAGGCCGCCAACTGTAGTAGTGTCAGTGGGGTCAAATGTGCCTGCATATTCGTGTGATGCGACACAAACCCTTTCGAAAGACTCTGACACACATATTGGATAATCAACAGCAAGCCCTGATTTGATTGAGTTGTATAAAATCCCGGGCGCAAATAGTGTCTGGGCAAGAGGGCGGGCTAGTTGCTTGCCTTGTAGCATTGATTCTGAGCCCGTGTGATAGGTCCAGCCTTGTGATCCTGATTGAATGCCGCGGCCGGAGGGAGTAAAATGAGCCTGCCACGCGCTTGACAAATCCTTATATGAAGGTGAAACGCCGCCATTGAAAAGGTCGAGGTAAGGATGGCGTATCATTTGACCCTGAATTGGGGTGCAAGTCGAACCCACACGTCCATAGGTAAGTCTGTCTGCATATGCAACACCTCCCATTGGAAACGTTTCTGGAACAGAACCGGGGAAGCCCGGGCCCGGGGGAAAGCCGCGGCCCGGATGGACTTGAACTTGTTGGCCGTGAGATTTCCAAAATTGATCAGCCAATTGCAAGGTTCTTTGTGCGGGGTAGAAACCTTCATATGGTATAAACTTTACAAAAGCGTCAAGCTTCAATTTCAATCTGGACGGCCAAGACCAAGCGGCTGTTCCCCAGTTGGTATTGTTAAGGTTCTCTTGCACCCCAATTAAATCTCTAAGATTGTCTCCACGTGAAACTTTGAACACTACTTCTTCATCATGCCGTTTGATTGCCTCACTCCACGAGCTAGTATGACCAAGATTGATTTCTATAAAGTTGTAATATGGCTGACCTCCATAAAATGGCCTAATAAAGGGAGCCGGCACAGCTTCAGAAGCGGATGCGGGGATCCATCTAGAAGAGTTATATTCTGGCACAATTGAGTATTCTTTGGCAACCGCTCTCCCATCTAAAATGTAATCTTCATATGAAGTATACCAAGGTTCAGACGATGCGCTTATCCAAGTTTTATTTACAGAGAATTCAAATCCAACGGTTGTCATTGTGATCGGGTCAAAGTAACCCTCATCGGTAACAGTAAAGCTTGTTGATACATATCCTGCTAATTCTGGGGCCTGCCATTTTGCCTCCCCTCCAAAGAGATCAATGTTACCCCAACAAGTTCTACCGACACTACCGGTGTACAATGCGTATGGGGATCCTGTAGTTGGTTGCATGCTGCCGGTCCATCCGGCAGAGGAAGAGAACGCATCTGCAACTAATTTGTTTGATGCTGTTTCTGGAATTTCAATTCCATGCGGACCAACCACTGAGCGATAAGATGACAGCGTTTGTTTTCTAGCATAAAGAGCTGTGGGCGCTATTTGTAATATCATGGGATATCCTAGGTGGTTGGACCAATATCCGCCGGCAATTGCAGTGCCTGTCAGCGCGGTTGGACCACCGTGGAACATTGTGTATCCATTCTGCAGCTCTCCCTCGCCCCTGTGATATCCGCCACTAATAAACCCATAACCATTCATGTGGTCCAAGTGGCCTAGTGGCACGCCAGTGGCGCTTATACCCATGGCTTCGTTGTATCCGGTCAGACCCGGGCCGGCGCCGGGACCACCAAACGATCCCGTGTTTCCGGAACCACTAACAGCAACCAAGTGCCTTTGGAAAATCACGCGAGGAGGCCCGTTGACAGTGCCCGGGCTTCCTTGAATAACTCCCCGGGTGCCGGCTGTGGTGCTTCCAGAAAGAGTAGCAGAGCCAGTAGTGCCCCACCCAGTCGCATCGCCTTGGCGAGTCAAAAAGTCCTGCTGAGCGTCCAATGGCCAACTGCTCTGTGTCAGTCGGCTGCCTGAAGTGTACGAGTATCGCCTGTTGTGATATGGCACGTGGGTGTTGTTATCTTTGTAATTATTCAAGCTTTCGCCAAGCGTTACTCTATCAGCATGAGTGCTTCGCCATCTACGCTCTTCGTACGTCGAATGTACGCCATCGTCGCCCACTGGTCCAACTCGGCCTCTAGAGCTTGACATATATGTCATTAAGCTGCTTGGCCAAACAGTCTCCCTATAAAACGTTTTATATAAGAAGGCGCCTTGTGCCGGGTGGCCCGGTGGGCGCGTGGCTGGGTTGCCAGCGGCCCACTCTTCGGCCAAGGCGGATGCCATCGAGTCCCACCAAGTATTGTGGACAAAGCGAGGAGGTGCCATGAAAAATAACGCATCCCTCCTGTCCGATTGTAATGCGACTATTTGATTGTAGTTTGTGCTGTAGAATCTCGCGTATGGCTCTTGTCTTCTTTTCCAGTATTCATCAACCGTGCGCTCGATGCCCGGGCCGCCGGGATGTGCAATGTCAGTTTGAATTGGTTTGTACTTTGATGTGACCGGTTGAATATAATATCTGTTTTGAGGATCAAGTCCAGTATGTGCTTCAAGGGCATCCCATGGTGCCCTTAATATGTTTCTTTCTCGCTCATAGCGCATTATTGGGTGAGATGTGCCCCTAGTTTGTTTCCAAGATGGCCATCCATATGGACCTTGACGATGCAATGTTAGCATGTTTAGAAGTGGCCTCGCATTATAACGGCCGTGGGGCGTGGAGAACGTGGCTATATCAATCATCGAATCATTAATATATGCCGGGTGTTGGGGAAGGCCTAGGTACGCGGCCGATGGGCCGCGGCCGTCAGAACTTGTGAGATGATCGAGATGGAAACCCAATTGTGCCGTGCTGGATGTGATGTTTTCGTAAATGACAGTATTTAAACCAACAAAATCAATTGGGATGTGATTCAATGTATTTGCTGGAATTGTTGATTTGTCGGCGCCGAGCACTAAAGGATTCGTACTTCCGGTTTCATGATAAACCACATAGTCGCTAGCGCTTATAAAGTTGTAAGGTATCTTCCATGCACTGCCCGATCCCCATGGACCCTCGGCGTTGTGTTTGCCGGGCTTTGGATCTGGCGATAAGATTTCATATGTTGATGAAGAAAGAAAGCCGCTATAATGGTACCCTAGCCAGCCCCACTCACCGACTGTGCTGCACGGCAGATATCCATAATGATCATCTACCGATGGACGGAGGATGTCATCGAGATCGCCATATCCGACATCATGTAATATAGAAGCAGTAATCCACGAGTAGTTAAGATCTGATCGCGGAATAACATGTTGAACCCAATAATTGTCGTAATTTGAAGCTGTAATTATGGTCATGCCGCCGCCGGGGGCGCCGCGGTCATCTCCATGGGTATATTCCGTACCTCGGTGAGTGTTTGCTATAAACTCTATGTCTGTGTTTCTTTCTCGCAAATGTTTGCGTCGGTTTCGATAAATCTTGTGGTAACTGGCCGGGGCTTTATCATCCTCGTCAATATATCTCGATTCCGGAACGTAACCATACTGAGAGTCTGCATATCCATGGCCAGCGTGTCTAGTAAGTAAGGTTCTCAAGCCTTGACGAATCTGCAATCTCTCATCTTCAGAACCAGTATTCATCTGGTTGTGCATTCTAATTGACTTAAAGCCTGTTGTTTTATCGGCAACATTATCGCTAAAGACTATTCCTTGACCTATTGTTTCGCCGCTGCCACTTGATCTTACAGTGTAGTTTCTAAAGTTAAGGCTGTTGTATACCGAGAATTCTCCTGTATGGATATCTAAATATCCGGGGCTCATAATTTCAGGGCCGCCCGGGGCAGAGAAGCGTGTTGTAAAGATGCCATCTCGGCGGCGGCGCTTGGGAACTATAAAAATGGTGCCGTCGTAATCGGACGACTGGCCGGCATACCGATTGCTAGTATTCTCAATGGGGCCACCAACTCTTGATTGCTCCATGCCGCCGAATACGTTTCCGAATCCGCCCGGGCCAATGCTGTGATCCTTCGAGCCTGTGCTTACAGATATCAGCGTGTGGATATTCGTTACATCGAAGAAGTGCGCGCTAGCTGTAGTTGGTGCAGAAATATATCCTGATTTTGGGTTTTCTCGCAAGAACCTAAGTGGCAAGAGTGACGACGTGTGGTGATAAATTGTCTCTATACTACTGCTTCCGAATACTCCCGGCGGGCGGCTGGATGCGATGATCGAGTAATTGTGCTCAAATGTATCTTTGAGGTATCTTTTTTGGCTAGCTCTTCCGGCTGTCTGTATATAATCATACCGATGGTTAAAGTTACCTAAAATTGTAGGCGAACCGGTAGTATGATGGATGTTTCCAATATTGACTGGTCGCTTTGCAGTTCCGTCGCGATAATATTCCGCCCTAGGGAATTTTATGTATGGATAAACATCTGACACCTGATGGTCGCCAGTTAGTGATAATTTCAAATCAGGGGGCGGATAGTCCGGACCCACAATTCCAACAGCAGTTGCACCGTCAGGCATGGATCCCGGAGTACCACATCTTCCAATGTAGATTCTCCAAGCTTCTGGGCGATTTAATTGGTGGCTATACCCACTGGTCCAAGAACCTGTATTTAATGAAACATGGCGTGACTGGTGGCCGCCTACGTAATGCTCAGTGAAAGGCCCTTGCATCGGCTTCTCCATGTGGGGCCCATAGACATCGTTATGAATGTTGGTTATGCTGCCTGAGATTCTCTTCTCATACGCATTGTTGGGTGTCTCCAAGTGCCGGCGGCCGGTCTTTCGGTCGACCTCGACGCCATCAGTATTTATCAACATGTCAGGGTTAACTGTACCGCTAATAATATTCATCGGGAAGAAGAAGGCAGATTTTGCAGTAGCATATCCTAACATCTCTTTGTTAGAATCACGGCCGTGTGCAACCTTCATCTTCATTTTAATTTTTGCATGCGGAGAAAGAGGATCATACAAATCATTGTATGGCACAAAGTCTTCAGATCTTGCAAACAGGATGTTGACCGGTAGTTTACAATTTTCGCACCCAACACCCCCTATTGATCCATGTGCCTCTATAGGTCCATGAGGAGCAACGGCATTGTAGGCTTTCTCCATACTCTTGCCGGGCGAGAAGTTTACTCCGCCTTTAAAAACTGATTCAACTGGACTAGAAACTCTAAACTTGTACGTTTTTGCAAATGTCCTTATGGCGTGGGCGTTGCCCGAATACGTAGTGCCATCAACTTTAGATAAGGTAGGCAGGCTTTGGCTAAAATGTGGATTTGAGTGGATTATATCTCTTAATTCTTCTCTACCTATATCAATTGCAAATGAATTTGTATACTTAGAGCCGGCGGCAGAGGTGATGAATGGGCCCAAAGATGCAGATCTAATACTAAGCTCCGCAACAGTTGCTGATGGGCCGCTGCCTTTTTCGGCTCTTGATTTCCAATACAACCCTTTTTGATATTGTGGCCTATTAGATCCGGGCAGTGGTGAGTGCCCAAATTTCCAACTATACTCAAGTTCTTCGATACCTCTTATGAAGGTCTCGGGAATTTGATCTTTGAATTCCATAGTTGGAAATGGTGTTTTATATTTGTTTCTTTCAAGCGCGTGCTCTTCTACAACGTTGTATAAATCATCTGAGATCTCAGCAGTTGCAGGCACTAGCTGTCTAATAACCAAAGACAAAGCATCATCAAACCACTTATAGAAATCTAAATACCTGTTTATATCAGGAGTTGTTCCAACCTTGTCAAAGAAAATTGTACGTAATTTACTTAAATCTTTGTATTCATCTCTGTATCGATTGACGGGCTCTCCAATTAAGTTGTTAAAATCGACGATGCCGGCAAATATATTGATTATCTCTTGTGAAATAACATCGTACATGCTCTTTTCAATTGTAAAGTGATACTCTGTAGGTCTTTGGTTAGCGCCAAATATATGATCGTCTGTGTTCATGATATTAATCATATCAGAGCTTGCGATCTGCTCATAGTGCCTGAATTTTGCATTGTTCACAAATTCATATGATATTGCTTCCTTGCTGGATGTTATGAAGAATTTTCCCTTACCCGTGTGTTGATATCCGCTATATTTTCCAAATATTCCCAACCTATCTCTTTTATTCGAAGAGCCAGATGAGGCATCTTGTACGATAAACTCCCCACTAGCATCTGATGTTGTTACGCTGTTAAAGTTCCAGTGCATGGCCAACGTGTCATTTCTCCTAACTTCCATGTTTTTGAAATTAGGATCCAAGTTACCAATGATTCTAAATGGATTTAAAATTCCGGCATTTTCAATGTCAACAGCATGTCTTTCGACTTCTTCGGGCTCAAGAGAGTATGCCCAATATCTCATCTCTGTCAACTTTATATCACTTTGATACAACATTGTTCCTGTCATGTTGTCTCTATACGCACCAGCATAAACTCTTTTGTCTGATTTTAAGAAATCCCGGGACGCAGTTGTTTCCATGGACTGTGTTAGGTAGAAAGAATCAATGGTCGTTCCCAGCACCTTGTGATAGCCGGCAAATATTGCATCATATCCTTGCACATCTAGATGACTAGCGCCTGACACAGTAGATAATTCTCTATATCGTTTTGGCTGCATGGTGAATGATATCAACCAGTTGTCATCATCATACACTTCATGGAACATACTCGATGTCATTTCAGGAATTGGATATGGAGAATTAGAGGATGAAATTCTAAAGTAGCCGCTTCTAGAGCGCGGGTAATCTCTAATAAACTGAATCTGGAAGTTTGCATAATCACTTCCGCTCGGTGACCATGTAGTCACATCGCTACTGGCCGTGTGATCTGCGCGGTGCATTCCGAATAACGACGATGTTAGCCAATTTCTATCATAAAAATCATCTGTTTGATCTCTAAGATACTTTGGAAACATAACATTTGCTTCCAAGGTGAACCCCAGTGTTTTTTCATATTGATTTCCTTTACTTCCGGAAATGAATTCAAAACTATCTGTATTGCCTGCTTCTGCAGTTTGATAAACAACGCCACCACTTTGTCCTTTTTTGGAAAAGTTAACATATTTTTTCTTTATAAATTGATTATGTATATTATCCGATAACTCAAACGTTGCATTATTGGCGTATAAGTTCATCTTAATCAAATCATCGCCAATACCAAAGGATCTCATTACATTTCTGATGGCCTTTTCGGTGCCCTTGGCTTTGTATATGTTTATTAAGTTTGAATGGATGTTTTGATATATAAGATTCTTAATCTCAGTTAAATCGATATTTAAATTATACGAGTCTGTCCTTTGGGCAAATTTTTCTAAAATATCTGATTCAACAAACATTTCAGGCGCTTCCAGCCCTTTGCCTTCTAGGGCACTCTTATAAAAAGGGAATGCTTTATACGAAGCGCTCAGATATTGAGTATTGTTAAAAGCAGATAGGCTTTCAATTTGCAGATACATCTTATCAAAATAGGCCCCCAATATATGACAAAGATATCTTAAGTCTTCCGATCCTTCTCTATCTGCCTGATCAGTAATCCATGTCGGCATCGTATTATACAACATTGCATTATTCAAATGATCATGAAGCGAGCCAGATTTGGAAAGATTTTCACTAAGAACCTTAACCTCGGTGTGGTTTGGGTGAATAATCGGATCAAGAAATTCTGAATTACTTGCGCTGGCTTGAACTATTGCTGAGCCTGTATGTCGACTTGACGTGTTGAGTCCAACCCAATAGCCGTTTGACACCCTTCCGGAATAATCTAAAACAATCGAGTCGGTGCTTGATGTGCCCGTAATTCCTTCATTAAATTTATAGTAGACGCCTAAAGTGGCGTTGGCAACATCAGTATTTGTTCCTCCATGAACAGGAACAAAATAAAATTCGGAAATCTCTCTAGAAGTTCTCGCAGCTTTCCAATATCTAAAATCATCAAGAGAAGCAGAAAGCTTTCCAGACGCTGCCGGCGCAGCAGAACCCGTTGGTGCTGTCAAGAGGGCTCCTATTCGGGCCTGAAGCTGTCCATGCTCAAACCCTCCGATCACAAATTCACTATCTACTTCTTCGTTTAAGCCTCCGTTGACATAAAACTTAGTTTTTAGATAGCTACCGCTCTGTAAGAAGGTGAAGGCATAATGGTTCCAGTCAGCTAGAGACGAGGTGCCGGCTAAGCTACCAATTCGCCTATGCTGGAATCCGCTGGTACCGGACATGAGTGTGACCAAAAACGAAGATCCAGTCGAATACTCCCCGTCTAATTCGATCATCATGCGTCCATAGCAAGTTGATCCCGAATGGCCAGATGCCGTTTGACTGTTCCAGAGGTCAAAAATAACCTCCCTACGTGTAGTTGTGGTGGTATCAAATGATGGCTTTTTCAGCCAAAACTCAACTGTAGCACCATCGCTGCCTGTGAATTTTAGATTGGATGTGCGAGATCCTTTGCCAAAATTAGATGGCAGGCCAATATTGTCGTAAATATTTTCGTCATAAACATTCGAGCCAGAAAACGAAGTTCGCAATCCGTCCATACCGTAAGATGAAGTATGTGGACCACCCCTAAACTGAACATATTCTAATGTGGTGGGTGTCGCATAACCGTCTGTTGATATTCCAGTACGAGATCCCCAGCCCTCTGCTGAGAATATGGCATAGCCAGTACTCCTTGGGTAAAGGTAGTCAAATATATATTTATCTATATAAAGTGATTGATTGTCAAACTTATTCTTTTCTTGTGCCGTACCATCATATGGATAGTTTCCATATATTCTTTTTATAGCGGTGTCGTAATAAAGCTCTGCAGATCCAAACTTTGCAAAATTTGATGTCGTAGAAAAATCAATCGGAGGTATAAACCTATTTTGTTTTTCTATGATTTGTTGAATGTTACTATAGGACTCAACAGCTTTGAATGAGTCCGTTAACGAACCACTTTTTAAGCTTACAATTGATGTCCCGTGTTCAAATAAATCCTTAACGCTCATACTCATCTACCATGAATTTAAATATTTCTGGTTGCTCTACCCAGTCCTGCAATAGCTCATTATAGTACGCAAATTTTAAACCGTACGCATAGCCCGGCTCAAGCAAAGACATGTCCAGATCAAAATAGTTACCAGACGTGTCACACGACATCATTGAGTGCGATACAACGTTTGCACCAGTTGCATGTGGGAAAACTTCATAATTATCAATCAATCTAACAACTCTGTATGATCCGCTTTCAATTGGGAGGGCCTCGGTTGCTCTACTGGCTACTGTATAAATTGTAGGACTCCACCCCTTTTGTCTTGCAAATACTCTGAATCTTGCGTTCTCATTTGAGCGATATTCTGACTTCAGGTTAACCACCTTTGTAACATAACGCTCTGAATCGTTATAATCTTGTGCGTCTAGCTTCTTGGGCACAATGGTGCCGGTAAAGAACTGTGTTCCTGCGTTATCATGCCAAACATCAAACAGCTTTGTGAGAGAGCCGGTGCCCGGATCGTATGCTGCTCCGACGGTGCTTCGGGGCCCAGAGTGTCCAGTAATTGCAAATTTGCAAGAATAAATACCAGTAGAAACATGGCTACCTGTCACAACATAGGGATATGTTGAGCCAACGTGCGTTCCGTCTGCTGCGAGTTTAATTCTTGATCCAGATGGTTCGGTATTTAAAGCTGAGCCAGAATAGATACTTACGTATATATTACCAGTGCCAATTCCCGGAATATTTGTTAAGCGGCCGCGAATTCTGTTATATAAAAATAGTGTGTTTAAGTTAAGCTCTGATGGCGCAAGAGAGCTGCTATAATAAAAACTTCCGCGATTATCTTTTCTGGAAGAATCCCATCGGGCCTCTATGGTCGGCCGTTTAAAAAAGTATTGAGAGTTGCGGCCAAAAAATCTTTTAGTATAGTAGGATTTCTGGGCGCCCGTCGTGTTTAATAAAATACCGTCTACATATTTTACGCCACTAAAGCCCCAAACCGAACTTGAATAATAAGCTTCATGGCTGGCGCTAAGCTTGATCCCAACACCATAGTTTGCCAATGTGCCGGCAATCCAGCCTTCCACTAGCGGAGTTATATCAACCTCCAAGTGTTCCAGCCCGGTGGAGAAATCTTGACTATAATTGTAGGTAGCCAAATAGTCGCCGCCCGGAGTAGTCCACGCTCTGTCTGGAGAATTTGAGGCGCTCATCCAATTTGAGCCATTCCTATCTTTCGTAAGATCCTTATATGTATCCATATCCAGACCTGAGCCCTCTTGCCAGTGGTGTTGAACCGGGGCGATATCAAGGGTATAATCTACTGGCACGGTTCTTGCGTGTTGTGCATTGAATAGTTTTAAGTAAAAGTTAACACTGCCGCTGCTTGGAATCCTTCCAGCCGTACGTTCTGACTTTATGCTATCAAATCCAGATCCAGTTACATCGAATTTGATCAAAACTCTTGACAATTCCGCTGATGATGTGGCAGAAGCGGATATTGTTTGCCCGTAAATAGAGAAGACCTCTAGAATATCGGCGGCGCCCATATTAGATCCAGTAGCCAAAGTGCTAAGATCTGACATATAGGCATTTGTAATTGTATTATCATTTAATGCAAAATATCTTTTAATTGCCATTTTATACTATAGTACCTCTAATGTCTTCGTCGGGAAATTTAACTTCTAAGGCAACATTTTTTGGCACCTGTACAAATCTTCCATCGGATGATAAGTTCCTGTGAATGTTGAAAGAATGCGATGAGTAGTTGTTGCCCTGCTTTCTGACTATTTGCACATTGACGACATCTACAACCCCCTTTAATCTGTTTACGGTTGTGTAGACATCAGAAAGATAAAAGGGCTCCCCGATATAACTTGCTTGTCTGTATTTGTCTTTTAGCGCCTGTAGGGCTGCGGCCATAGTCACATACTTATCGACATCTTTGCTAATCTTCATTGTGAAATTAATTCCTATATTGACAATTTTTGCATCCAATATGTCAACAGTGTCGTTAATCATTTTATAATTATTTAGCCAAGTTTTTAAATTTAATTTTATGGTATCATTAGCTGTTGTTAGTTTGCCGCCAGTATCTTCAGATAAAACATACAAATTTACGTTTCTTTTTTGAGAATCTGGATCCTTAAGTGCAGCAACTCTTTTTATAGCGCCAAATTTAATGGGCATTCTTTGCGCCAGCGCCTCATAATCTAATCTTGTTACGGCTCTATTTTGAGTTGCAAAATTATCGATAACTCGTCTTTTGATTTCATTTGACGAAGGCAGTGAGACATCTCCCACAATTGGCTCTTCATTAAAGACTTCAATCGATCTAATAACGTTGTCTATTTTTGTACTATCCAAAACAGTCCGATCTTCAAATTCAGCTATCGGCTCCGCAACGCTTCTTAAAGCGCCCACTGCAGCATTTGAATTGGTTGGATTTGTCGCACGATAAGAGACTGTTAAGGTAGTATCTGACGGGACTATTCCCATGTAATCGCTACTAACTAAATTGGACGGATCGAAAGACGTGCTGGTAACATAATTTTTACCGAAAAGATCTAACGCTAATTTTTGAGGTTCTGGTACCTTGTCTTCTGATACTAGATCTTCATTACCTGTTCCAAACTGCAGTCTCACACCTCCACGCTCAAAAAGGGTTGTAAATCTTCTAGGCACCGTAAATGGCTTTAATATTGATGGGACATTGTCGCTTTTATAATTTGGGTTTGATATTTCTCTATAGATCACATCTTGCGAAAGATAGGGTACTTCATAATATTGATTGCCCTTTGAGTCGTAAACGCTTGTTATTTCAGAAATGTTAGGATTTTCAAGCAGGAGGGATTTGAATTTTTCATATGGGCCGACTGAAAACCTTTCTTGACCAAAACGACCAGAAACGACATTTCCATAAGTCTTAATTGCATATTGAGATGGCGCGCCAGTATCAGTGTCCACTTCGGCTACCACGACTTTGTTTTTTGGATCAGAAAAATCTATATTTTCAGTCAACATATACATCAGCCCGTTAATTGATTGAAACGAGGTTCCTCTTTTTAAGATTGGGATATAAGACCGATCGGGACCAATACCAGTTGCGGTGGCAGGTACAATAATATAGAGGGCAACCCTGCCAAAGGTGCTTGGGCGCCCTTCGAATCTGTAGCCCAGCTGCAGGGCGTGTCTGACAATGTTATTGTACTCAACGGCTGAGTTCAGAAAACCCTCGTTGGCTTGGTAATCCAAATAAAATGACAACTGATCGCCAACATAAGCAACAGTGTCTATCATAAGTGAGCCGAAAGAGGCTTCGCTAAAATCTTTAAATGTGTCAGGATAGAACCTTTCCGCAAGCTGTATCAGATCTTCGCGAATGGTTGCAAATTCTCTATTGGTGTAATTAATTGGAATTATTCTATCGTCGTACTTTCCCATTAATAATATTCCTTTCTCAGTATAATTAGATTCATATTAATTAATTAAATCAAAATCTCCAACACATCAACGACCCCTATGGAGTCAATGCTGTACTCTATTGTCAGTCCTAAATAATGCTCATCGTAATCAAAAATATTTCCCGGTGAATCAGCTATTGAATTAAAGCTAATATTTATTATCGTTACAAAAGGCATATACATACTTACTTGACTGTTGATTCTTTGTTGGATTCTTATATAGGTATCTTCCCTCATTGGCTCAAAAAAGTAAGACTGGATGCCAACGCCAAAGTCTGGCTCCATAACTCTTTCTCCGGGAGCAGTTAAGATTAACATCTTTAAATTTTGAGAAACTAACCCATTGATGGTCTTGATTGTTTCAAAACCATCAATACTACTTTTCATCAATGGTAATCTTGGTGATAATCCAGCCATTATAAAACCCTAACTGTAATTAGGCACTAATTTTAATCTTCGTCTGATGAAGAGCACATTCCTCCATTTTTATTTAGAGGGCGTTTTCTAAGTTTGCGTTTTTTCCACCATGGCAAATACTTTGCGCCGGCTGGGGGTCGTATTGATTCTCTCATTTGTTCTAACAAATAACCAACACCATCTGCGGCATCTTCTCCCCAGTCAAAATCTCTGGCATTATAATAAGATTTAAACAAACTTCTAATCTTTGGTATGGTACTCTTCAATACTTCACGATCCCACTCATCGAAACCTTTTTCAAACCACGTAGCAGGATTGTTGTTTTGTTGATATCTCATTCTTTTGCCATACGGCTCCCAACCTCTAATTGAATTTTCCTCGTCATAGGCGCCACTTCCATCAACTCGACGACCGGGCTTTTTGGCCGTAAGATCATCAGTGCTATCATATTTTGTAACCAATTCTCCGACAGAAGGCAAGAACGCATAAGAATTGTAGATTGCTGCGAAAGCGGTTATTTTACGCAATGGGAAAACATATTCTGTGATGAATTTAAATTCTGGAGAATCTACTAGGTTGTTCACCAAGCAGTATAGTATTCGAGAGTCTGCCTTGAATTCTTCAAATTGAGCTATCGGCTTATCGAGAGCGTCGACAAAAGTTTCAGCAACCGAATGTGATGTTCCGTCTTCAAACACAATTGACAATCTTAAGCCGTATTCAACACCAATGCTTGTACCTGCCTTGAGGCCAATTGGTTCTTCTGAGTTGCCCTGCGGATCATATGCAAATTCCAAATTACCGTAGTAATCAGAAATATTTCTACTCTTAACCGTTGATGGAAGATTGTTTATATAGTTTGTCCACACCCTAGGCTGCACGTATCCAGAAGGGCTGGATGTCAAAGCTGGAAGGCCGGCCGCCATTTCTGCGGAGGCTTTAGGGGTAATTCTCATTAATTTTTCAAGCTTAAATGGCCGGATCTCTCCAGAGCCACCGGGCGTGCCGTCAGCAGCGAAGGTCATTGGAGAGTCTCCCAGTTCTGTGACGTCTCCTAGGCTATCGCCACTTTCGCCAATAACTCTCATGTCTTTAGAAATGGGTATCAATTCTTCATGGGGTGTCGATTTATGAAACGGGCCTTCCATGGCAATCGGGCCGCGGCCTTCGGAGACGTGCACATGATATTGTCCAATATATTCGCTACCATCCTGTTTCGCAAACTCCCCCCCAGAGGTATAGAAAGAGTTTCCCTCTACGAGTGGCAGCCCTGTGGCCGATATATAGAACTCCTGATCTAGTCGCAGCGATGTTCCTGCAATTACGGCGCCGTTATCTCTGCTAATAAAATATTTTCCGAGATGTTTTATTCTTGGTCCAAAACCAATATCTTTCAAGTTTTGAGTAAAAATCTCTCCAAGTTTGTTTAACTCTTCTTCAACGAGATATTTCATAATATTTTTTGCATGCATCTCTGTATCCCTGACATAGTGGAGGTTTTTTACATTTCTCATATATCTCAGCGAATGGATATCGTGTATTGTTTTATCTAAATATTGTAAACCTTGACTCTTGGCTTTTCGTAGTTCCCTCATGTCCGGATAATCATAGGTTTCTTGCAGATCATTTAAGGCTCTGAAAGCCTGAATGGCGGCTGCCGGTGGTTCAACCTCACCAAGAGTTACTTTGCGATCATAAATCTGAACACATTGTTCCAAAAAGGCGTACCAAAATCTTTCATCTTTAAATAAAGTATCACCTAGAACATTTTCGTTTTCTTTAAATCTAGTTTCCATCTCTTGAATTATAAATGAAGATACAATGCTACTAAAATTATCGGGAAAGACGGGTTTAAATTTTGAATAAGTTGCAATTGCTTTAATGAAGTGCATGCTGGCAAACGCTCTGATAGCTATCATTACAACTCCTTCGATGCCGGCGGCTGAAGCCCTATCGAGAATTCTTGCGTATGGCACTTCTAATCGACATTCGGGGCCCATTCTTAATCTTGGATCATCAGGAATTTTGGTATACAAGTCGTTAACTCTTTGGCCAATATCACCAAAATCAATCAGGTCTGATCTTCGAGGTTTACACCCATCCTCTTCTGGCATTATCGCATCAAAAAGACCAAGCCATCCGTCATTTTTTGGTGGCTCTATGTAAATACCCGGAGAGGCATACGTTCCACCAAAAGTTGCCGGATTTAGATAATGAATTCGATTGGCTATCGGCGAACTATTATACTGAGCGGCACTGATACCCATAACAGCTTCGCTAGACGGTATACTGTAAGGCTGGCCGGCGGCGTGGAAGTCTCCGTTATCGTCTGTATAATTGTCGGGATTAACATACGTGATGTCGGAAGGTGAAAGGCCGTCAGGTGCGGCGCCAAAATTAAATGCAGGGTTTGTGATACCTCCCTCTGCTATCTTCTGGAAAACTAAATCGGAGAACAGATTCATTACATTTCCATGAAGATCTTCAAGAGATTGCAAATCAATAGAGGTTGACGTAGGAACGGTCCCAGACCCCCAGCCGGTGGCGTCTGGAATCACGCGTGGCGATACCTTTCTTTCCTCAAGAAAACTAGCCAGCCTTTGAACTTGCGGTAAGTACTTGTTTGATGGGGGTGTATCTGGAGGTTTTCCATCGCGAAGACCGTATTCAACTGGGGGCAGGCTATTTAAAATTTCATTAACTTCAGCAGCCATATGCTCTCTAATAATCGCAGTATGGGGAAGTTTAGAATTGGGGGGTCTCACTCGGCTAATGCCAACACCTAGTTCACTGCCACCAAGAGATGCTTCAACTTGGCTGCCCATGGGGAACATGGCACTAATTGAACTATCGTTTGCTACAATTATATCAGAGTATGCGTTGTTTCTTCTTTCATATATTCTTAAAGACGTCCAGTCGCCATCTCTATATGTAATATCGCCGCCATCAACTTCCAAGTCTGAAGTCGACATCCACATGTCAAAACCATATCCATATGCCTCGTTTTCTCCATCAAGACCTTTTGTTGAATCTGTAACGCCGGCGATCTTGAATTTATTTGGCATGCCCTTTGCGTTGTCTCTGAATTTGGCTCTTAAATCTCCCATCTTATATCCGGGCAACTTAACATATGCAACCTCTTGTTGGGTTTCGCCAAAAATTGAATAGATTGTGGGGCTCGGTTCTATGATTATTTTTCTTTTTTGAGATTCGTGCCAGCCCTCAATTGGTTTAAAAATGCCAGTTGGCACTGTCGGATCTCTATAGCTGCCAGAAGTCACATAATCTTGCAGCCAGCCGGCAACATCAACAGGAAACGCGCCATTGTGACCACCCATCAGTTCACCTACCAAAGGCGGCATCGCGGGAATTCCACCGGGATCAGGACCAGATTCATTGATAAAGTCAACATAATTAAACATGCTTTGTGCTTTTTTCTGGTGGGCTGTATAGGCCACACCATTAACATCAGAAAGTATTAGATTGAGGGCGCCCCACTGAAATGCCCAAGGTCCGTCACCGACTAAATCTTGTGTGTATGCAACTTTGATTTCTTTGTATAAGCTTTCTTGTACTTTTTCTCTTGCAACTCTATGTTCTTCTGGCTCAAAAGGCAACAGCCCATCTTGACAGCCGGGTGCGCTAACAAGTGGCGGCAACTGATCTGCAATGTGCGCTTTCACACCTTTTTGGAAAACTGTGCTGATATCTTCTAGATCATCCAATAATTGATCTTTTAGGTCATCATAAAGTTTATCACACTGTTCTTTGGTGGCTCGGCCTTCTAATAGCGCACAACGAGCGGCTTTAAAATCATCTAGCTTCTCCGGAGTGGCACATAAAGACGGATTTATCGGCTTATCAGCAAGTAAATCATCGGCATCAACAATGTCCAAAAGCTCACCTGTAAATTCAGGTGGGAATAAGTCGCCAATATTCTTAAAAAGATTTCTAATGTCAGTGGGTGAAGCTAAGGCGTCAGCAAATTCTGGAACCTCCAGTTGTGTAAATTCATGTATTATGTTTATAGTTGAATCATCGGCTCGGCCGGTGAACAATTCTGCTAACTCTCTTTGTGTTATCATCGAAGATACGCCGGCAGTCCAGTTGTTTACCAATCCACGATCTGCCATTGCGGCGCCGCCACCCCCAAGAGTGCCTATTAATCGCGCCGTAACTTGCTCAATTTGTTCTTGTGACGCGTCTGGGCCACAGAAAACATCTCTCAGTACATTCGATACGGAGTTTTCGCCGCTGATTAAGCTCGGTAAAGCAGCTGCCAAAGCACCAACAGCCTCTAGCGCCTTACATATCATGTCACCAAGTATCTCACATATTTTAATGATTATTTGAGTCAAGATGTTCATAATCATTTCCAAGAGCGCTTCCTTGGCGGCCTCTAGAAGTGCCTTAAAAATATCAGCTAGCGACATGGGTGGTGCCATATTTATTCTTGGCCAGCCAATATCTTTTTGGTTTCTACACCATGGAAGCTGAATATCTTTAAGCCAGTCGAACAGGCCCGGATCAAAAATAGGAGGACGAGGACAATCCAAAGTGGCGATGATGGCAGTGATAACCGGGACGCCCGGAATTTTGTTTATCTCGTCGACCAAGTCTAATAAATTGTCGCCATAAACATCTATCAAGGCAGCAATGTAAACCTGCAATATGTTGTTTGGATCGACTCCTTGATATGGGTCGTTTATAGCTGTGTCAAACTGTTGTCCGAGAGTTCTCCTAGTGGATGGCGCGCTGTATGGTGGACCGCTATCGACCGGCACTGGGCTATCTTCCACCCCAGTTGCCACTCTTTGCGAAGCTCCGGCCTTTGCTACATCAGATTCCCATGGAGGAGTAGCTCGCATTCTCTCTGGTTCAAAGCCGGGAACGTCTCCACTTTCTAATCTTCTCCATACAATTGCTTCAATTTCTCTCTGCTTATCAGGCGGCAATCCTACAAAAAGCTTTCCAAAGGACTCAATGCCCATAGCGTTTAAAGCAGAAAGGATTGCTTTGGCCATGGCCTCTTCTAAACTTAAGCCGCCCAAAAGACATTTAATGACGTCAGATAGCAATTCTGATAGGCCGCACTCCTTTAGCGGGCTGAATACTTGTGCCCACAATTCGTCCATCTTTTGATAGCCGCCACTAACATTAAGAAGACTAAAAAGCCTTGCGCACAATTCAACAAAGACCTGATCATTGGCCTCCAATTGAGCAAAAGCCTGTTCTTGTGCCATAAGGTATACATTTTTATTCTTTCTTGTTTTTGGATCATAAACACTAAACCATCCAACATCCTCGGCGTCCTGTCTTGCCGAATCTTCAGTGCCGCATATTTTATCTCTAAATTTATAGGCAATCACATCGCCCAAGCCCATTACCTGATCGTGGACAAAATCTTTTATTTCTTTAAAATCTTGCGCAAAATCATCAGCAATACAGTCACCAGCGGTCATGTTAGTACTGCCGCCGGCGCCAGCTAACGCATCATTAATGGCGCCCATGGTCTGCTGTTGGATTGGGCCGCCGGGAGCAAATGGATCAAATTCTCCCGGATTCGCATGCCTTACAAGCAATGCTGGGTAAGTATATTCTTCTAGGAACTCTAGCCAATCTTTAGGAACTCTCGAAATTAAATCATTTTCCATTTCGAAAACTTTAGAAAGATATGCCATGGCGGTCGGATCATTAAAGGGAGTCTTATTTTTAAGCGAAGATAGTTGTCCTTCTTTAAGTGTGTAGGCTGCGTGCTCACATCCATATTGCCACACAGACATGTATTTTATAGTGTAATTTTCATTAAAGCCAATTGCAATTTTTTCGGCGTCTTTCTTGCCGAAGCCGGGGAGCAAAGAACCGTTCAGCACCCAACCCTTGGACCAGTAAAATTTTAAAAGCTCAGGCAAGATTCTCCTAAGCTTGCCCGTCTTATCTCCGTACGGATCTAAGTTGAAGCGCGCACCTGTGCGGGCCCACGTAACCCTACCTCCCTCAACGGCCTGAAATACTCTTATGTATCTCGAATACAGATGCAGACCTTTGCTTATTCTTATTAAGGCCAATCTTAATTCATTGACATCGTATTCCACCTCTATTGGTGCTGTCGGGGCCTCAGCATGCTGGGGGGCCTCCGGAATTGAATTGAGGACTTCTGCGGGTATTCTATATTTAAACTTTATTCTAGAGTTTGGTATTACGGATAGGTACCAATCTTTTTTATCGTATTTTACACTCGACGATGTTGTCGACACATATGTGGGAGATGTGTCTTTTGCATATGCTTCCAGTATCTCCTTTACTGCATCTTCTTTGTATTCCTCCCAGCGATCGACTATAGTTTGCTCGTCTTTTACTGAGTTGCCGGTACCGCCGGTATCTTTGTAGTTACTCCTAAAAATAATCGTATATTCACATGTTCTTTGGTTTAAATACGATTCAAGATGTGATTTTTTAGTCCAATCTGGCCTTATGGCATGCGGGTTTGGAATACACGTAGGGCATGGATCCTGCTTTATTGGAAGCTCCACCACGCATTTATCTACTAATCCATCGTTGTTTAAATCTTGAAAATCAGAAAATTTTGCCATTTCTTCCTCTGGGCTTACGTAACGCGTACATTATGGCTCCCAACATATTTGTATGAACCGGCGACTAAATAGTTAGCCTCCCAAGCAAACCAATTATATCTTGTAGGGACATCAGGCACCCAAGCATTAACAATCTGCGACACAGTTGCTGGTGTTCCGACTGCGGCCACCCATGGTCTTAAAAGGTCGATATTGTTGTTAGCATTGTAAATTATTTGATTTGTCATAAACAAATAAACATGACTCTGAAACTGTTGTAAATTGGTGCATAATTCTTGAAGGCAATCCCTTACGTTGTCAGCCATGGCTACTGGCTGCAAAGACCTGATTGTTTCAACTTTAAACTCTGGTATCCTAATGTATGCTTTTTTAGGTTCTGAGTTGTTCCCAGCAATCAATTCAATACCGGGGGCGGGTTGTTTAATCTTGCCGCCGCGGGCGTTATATCCAGCACCCTCAACTCCATCATCTTTACCAGTAACAAGTTTAATACCGCCGTCGGCGCCCATAAGCCTAATTGCATCCGCCTTCATGGCGCATGCTGATCTTGCTACAGAACTACCAATTGTGCCGGGATCTAATCTAAAGTTTGTATCAACATCAGTCATCGCAGTACACAATATTCGTGCTGCATCGCCATGCGGGCTAGGATTAAGATACTCCCCGTCTCTAGGGCCGGTGCCTGATGCTGTGTTATGTTTAGCGCCCATGCCGGCAACAATATCAATAGTACTACAGCCAGTGGCGCCCTTGGCGCCGTAGCCCGATGTAATATGGTGTGGGCGGTCTTTACCTATTCTAACTGCAGCATTTGGTGCACCGGGAGACGTCAGCCATTTCTCTGCCGGCGCTCTCACAGGGTTGCAAGTTGGTTCTACCCCCTTCGTGTGAAAGAGGCCAGAGCCTGCCGGCACAGCATTCATTTTCTGCATTGCCGTTTTGGCCATGGCAAGGTTTTCTTGTTGAAGTTTGCTAGCGTCTCCGACGTCGTGCATCGGGCGCTTGTCTCCTCCAATAATGCTCATAATTTACTCCTTATTATTCTAATTTAATTGATTTCGTAATTGTCTGGATGCGGCTTCCCGTTTAGCAATATGGCCGTCGTGGTCGCATGTCAGGCAATTTTCAAAGTCTCTCATAATATATTCTGTCCAGCTGCCATAGCGAGGGGGTCGGCTGCTCGTCGGATCTGCGCCGGCTCCTTCCATCCAGTTTTTAACATATTCACTCTGACTTTTCCAATTCCACATTAGCTTAGCTGTTTCAACCTTATCCTTTGCAGGATCAACTGTGCCATTGCTAGCCCACCTGATGTAATCGGTGCCGGCGGCGGTTTTTGTGCAGATATTCATTTGATAGTGACCATGTGAACAGTAATCTCCTTCGACACCCTCAAGGCCATAGCCGAGGAGGGCTCTTTCTCTGCCGTACTCGGTTCTGGGCGGATCGCCGGCGATCATATTATCAAATCCACTTTCAGAGTTGATGTTGCCCATAAGTCCAAATAAAAATTCTTCTGAGGCGCCGGGATAAATTGATCTTAAGTAGTCTAAAGTTTCTTGAGCAGTGGGTCTCGTAAAGGCGCTGCGATCACCATACACTTCATCTAATGATCTAGACGGACCCCTCATCACAATGGCCATCGGCCTGTGAGATAAACCTGTTACTCTGCTGTCAGCTTTTTGAATATATTCCTTTGGCATAATCTGTAAATTTCGTGTTTTCGAGCCGTCAGGGCCACGCTCATACGAGCACCAAACAACGTCGCCGGGTCGCAGAGTGCTTTGAAATGAATCTTCATAAACAACTTGCGATATGGCCATTGGATGCATTGCAATTGAATTTAAGTCGGCCTGATCTGGTCGCAATATAGATTTTGGTGAGGGTAAACATCCATGGGGCGAATCCTCTTCAATAATTCTAACGCGGGCGCCTTGACGAAAAGTATTTGCATACACACTTTCAACTTCGGCGCCGTCGATATTTAATCCGCCGAGTTGCGCAACATCAGAAATATTTAGGCTTACCGAATCGTCGATTACTAAAGCCCTAAATTGAGTTCTACCTGCATTCGTATTTGGGTTGAATACGCCCTTTATAGTCTCTGCTAATATGTCCAGTATGCCTTCGGGACCGCCGAGTTCTGTGTGATTTATAAGTTTCTTTTGCCACGACATCTATAGTTCCTCCGTTTTATCGCCTTTTATTAGCTCAAACAATTCATTTTTATCATTATCGCTAAGGTTCTGATCCACGTTTACTTCTTTTTGACGAATTGATATCAACTTCACCAGTTGTTCATTTGAACGTTGCAGGGTTTCTATATGTTTGGCAGCCACGGGGCTCAAATACTTACTCTCGCTGGGCGTGTCAGCTAGCAGATTGGCAACATCATTTAAAAGCTCACGTGCTAATTTTCGATCATCTCGAATATTAACAAGAGCTTCGTCCATCAATGTTTCCATGTCTGTTTTTTTCATGTGTCGCCTTTGTCCCAATTTCTTTTAAAAGTTTTATATTTTTTTCTAAGTTTGTTTAAATTATTAACAACCTGCTTGGTGTTAAGTCCCGTGATCTCTCTCAGGTATAAATAAATAGCTTTTTTGTTAAAAATTTCTATGCTTTCGCTATTATCAAAAAGAATTTTTATGGCTTCGTATACTTTTCTTTCATTCTCCTTCATCATATCGGGATCCCATGATGCCATCTCTTTGTATAAGTGTCTCCAAAACTCTTCTTTCTCTCGATCCTCAAGATAAGGCATGGTGGTCGAGAGATACCGCTCTTCGTAATCTTTAGAAATGTTGTCTAAGTCAACTTCTCTTTTGTTTTGTTTTTGCTGTTTTTTAACTTTATGAATAAACCAATTTTTAGTTATAACGCTAAAGTAAGAAAACGCCTTTGATCCCTTGTTGGGATCATATTTATCAAGAATGGTGGTAAGCCACACCTTGCATTCACACCTCAAGTCGTGAATATTTGGCAAGGTTGTAAATTTGTAAGTAAAAACAATCTTATCCACCATCTCATTAAACGCTGGTTCAATCCATTTTACATACAATTCCGTTCTTTCTCTTACGCAATTTGTTTTTGTATATTGAACTATCGCATCTTCATGATCTTGGGTAAAATAATGCTTTTTATTCTTGGACCGCCTCTTCCTTCTCTTCGGTTTCGGCTTGCTCTGATTCTCCGTCATCTTCTTTCTCTACTAGGGTGTATATGTAATCGAAATTAGATAACTGCGCTTTAAAATCTTTTGCGTGTTCCATTAAAAACTGTAGTGTTTCATCTCCATAAAACATCTCCATTTCGTAAATACTGTTAACATGATCGGAAAAATTATCTATCATTCCCTGTAAATCGTACAATTCATCGGAAAAGCTTAATAATCTTACCAAAGCGCTGCGTAAATATAAAACCAGCCCTATGTTTGCCAACAAAGAAGCTGACATTATTAATGTCAATGTTATTTCTAGTCTAGTCATCTTTATAAATTTCGTTTTTCATTTCGTTTTTTTGATGCTCAAGATCAATCTTGGCATCTTTAATGTAATCTTTAACAATCGTTCCTGTTTTTTGTTTTTTTGTACTGGTGGTGTTAATAATCGATTGTGGCACACGCACCAAAGATTCTTCATTGCACTCCTGACATTTTACCAAAATATCATTAATGCTGTGGAATATACTAAATTGCACTTCGCAGTGATCACATCTGTAAGTGTAATTTGGCATATGCTTCACTCGCTCTCGCTGTCTGGCTCTTCGTCTTCAAACTTGACAATCGGAGGATTCATGACCATGAGGCCCGTATCCGACAATCTAAACTTAAAGTTCTTTAAAACCGGCACGATGTCAGATTGATCTAACAAAGATTTTTGCAGCGCCATCATGACGGCGCCAAGGGCCTGATCTGAAAGGTTGTATACTATTGTTTCTGCCATTTTATTAATCTCCTTTTAATATTCTGTGGCTATCACTATCAAAGTGTTGTGTTGAAAATTCAAATAATTCTGAGTCTTCTAATGCTACCATTTGGTGTCTCAAGCCGCGATATATATGAAAATTATCGCCGGCTTTCAAAATCAATTGTTTTGCTTTTGTAATATCATCCTGTTCTGAATAATAAATCATCATTTTTCCGGATTGCAAGTAAAAGACCTCATCTTTTAAAACATGATAATGCCATGAGCATCTTTTGCCAGAATTAAAAAACAGGAGCTTTCCACAATATTCCTCATTATTGACAATCCAGCGTTCCCAGCCCCAACCTTTATCTACGTGCTTCATTGGCAATTCAGGCATCAGATACCGCCCTCCCCTTTAACAATTCCCAATCTTTTTCGGGTCTAACTTCCAAATTTTTATTCCAAATTGCAGACAAAACTTTCGGATCAATCTCGCTAGCGAGCGCAAACTGTATCAACGCGTTTAAATCTTTGGGGAAACAAGAGCCGCCAAATCCATTTTTGCCATCAGGGCCGGGAACTGATAAGTGTGTATTTCCTATTCTTTGATCATAAAGAGCGTATTCCACCACTTTGTCAAAATCAATTCTGTGTGCATCACATACTTGTTTGATTTCATTAGCAAAACTAACCTTCATTGCAAGAAAACAGTTTGTAAAGTACTTTACCATCTCAGCAGTATCTGAGCCTGTTTTTACTATTGGCGTTTGTTGGAAGGCTTTTCTGTATAGATTCTTGACAATTGTTGAGGCCGGTCGGGGTCCACCTATAATAATTCTATTCTGATTCTTAAAATCATCAATGTAATTTGCTTCCGTCAAAAATTCAGGATTAAAGACTACCTGCAAATCATTGCACATCTTGTTTAATTTCTTGGTTGTCCCCGGCGGCACTGTTGATTTTATAACAGCTACGTGCTTGTTTGATACTTTGTCTATTTTTTCAATTGTGTTTTGTATAAGGGATAAATCACACGTTCCGTCTTTTTTCATTGGCGTTGGCAAGCATACAAATATGATTTTCGTTTTCGTGCACAGCTCCTCTACACTATAAGAGGTAGACGCTTCTTTCTTGAACTTATCATAAGTTTCAATTTGGAACAAGTGACACAAGCCTTCTCTTATAGCTGTGCCAACAAAGCCTTGACCAACAATGCCAACAACATCAGACATCTTTCACTAAATCCTTGAAGCATTCAACCATGCCATCACGTATACTAATATTAGCACGCCATCCTATTTTTTTTAAGGGCTCCGTATTTGCCCTAGTTAATTGCACATCGCCCGGGCGTTCAGGTTTATATTCAAAATTAACATGTGGCTGCAGTTCTTCTACGATATCTTTTAGCTCATTTAACGATATATTCTCGCCTGTACCAACGTCAAAAACTTGACCATTAAGGCTCTCTGGGTAATTCATGGCAAATATATTTGCGGAAACAACGTCCGCAACATTTACCATATCTCTTCGTTGTTCCCCATCTCCGGTAATATAGGGATCTTCGCCTTCTCTAATAAACTTCATCCAATTCGCAACAGCCGTAGCATATGCCCCGTCGACCTTCTGATCAGGGGAGTATACGTTGAAATACCTAAGAGCGACAGTGTCCAAATCGTAAAGCTTAGAATACAATGTGCACTCCACCTCAGCTGTATATTTTTGTAATGCATACGGACTCTCGGGGCCGGAACCATTTCCAACAACGGAAGAAGAGCTAGAATAAATAAACCTTTTAACCGAACCAACTTTTCTAGCAAAATTTAACATTATAGAATTGGAAAGAATGTTATTTATTGCTGTTGCCACTGGCTTCTCTATGCTAAATGCAACTCTTGGCCAACAAGCTAAATGAAAAATGTACTCTGGTTTAAAATTATACCAATAAGGGTGAAATTTTCCGTCGGATCCTTCTTTTAAGTCCACCAAGATGTCATGAGGAATTTCACTTTTTAAATCAATGCCTATTACATCATGACCATCATCCAGCAATGCTTGATATAATTTTGAACCTATATAGCCTTTATGGCCTGTGACCAAGCATCTCGCCATTATTTATCACCCGTTATCTCATTGATGTCTGTGATATAGTCTTTTTTGTCGAATGCCGTAGAGCACAGTACCAACAAAATGTCGTTGCCGGTTAAATACTGTTGTTGTGACCACACCATTCTATCAAGAAACACAACATCGCCGGCGCGCATCCAGACCGTGCGCACTTCTTTAATAGAGTGTAGTTCTACTTTTATCTCGCCTTGAAGGCAGAATAGATATTGCTGATCGTCGTAGTGGCCATGTTTTCCTCTAATTTCTCCCTTTGGTGTATCAGTAATATAATACATTCTTCTAGGGATAAATTTCAAATCGGTCAGTTCCATATATCGTAGGATGCCTGTTTCTTTTGTTCCGTTCTCAGATAACATTTTTAATCTCCTTAATAACAGTCTCCACCTGTTCATCCGTGAGCATCTCATGGTATGGAATACTGATCGTTGTTCTACTTTCTTGCTCGGATTTTGGCAAATCTAGGCCCGGGCGAGAGTATGCGCCCATTAAGTGAATTGCTTTATAATGAATTCCACATTGGATTCCTTTCTCTTTCATATCTAAAACAAAGGAATCGTTATCTTCAACATTTAATCTATAAAGATGGAGACTTGTATTGTTTTTGTCAAAGGCACTATTATACTCTTCTCTGATTTCATTGTACCTTTTTGTTTTTGATTCAAGTTTCTTAAAATTTTCATTAGCAATATAAGCCTGAATTGAATTCATATACATCTTCCAGCCGGGCAAAAGTATGTTTCTTTCCCAGCTATTCTTTTCAAGAGACATTCCATTTCTAGATAAAATTCTCAACCGGTCAATCTTTTCCTTGTCATTAGACACAATTAGGCCACCATCGCTACTACCTACAGGCTTTGTAGGATAAAAACTAAAAATCATTAAGTCCTCATCATTAGCCTGTTCTTTAAACTGGTTCTCTGTAAGCTGCTGGGCAGAATCAATAATTTTATGATCCTCAAATTGGTGAAGGATGTAGGAGTTTCCGACCCAATTTACATCGTCACGATAGCCTAGACCATGACCAGAACACAGGATGGCGTTTGCTACAACGGGTGGTATAACACTGGGGATTATAATTGTCTCCCGAGACTTTTCAACCAACGCTAAGAATATTGCCATTGTGGCGCTGTGAAATGAGCATGCATACTTAGCCCCAACAAAGTCCGCTATATTTTGTTCAAACTCATCAACGATCTTATCATGTAGTAACGGGCGGAATTTGCTGGTGTCGATGATGTAATCGTTAACGTGCATCAGGTTAATCATATTTTAATTCTCCCCAAGATGATATCTTTAAACATAATCCAATCGCATATCTTGGCCTTGACTGGCGCCTTAAAAGCAGCGGGCTCATTTTTTTCAAAAAAGAAATGACCGGTCCATGCAAATGGATATATCACAAACAACGCCAAGGGCAACAAGTATAGAGTATTTGTATACAATACCCAGAATAAAAAGAACAGTGTAACCCATTGACCCGCAAAGTGAAGTCGCCGGCAATTTATGTTTTGGTGGAGGGTAAGATAATATTTGTAGTATTGTCTCAAGTCCATTGCCAATTTACATCTCCCTCTCTGTTGTTATTTTGAAAATACATATCAGAATTAATTGCCCGGTCATCAATAAAGAGATCGTAGAAAGGCTTCTTGAGCTTTAAATCGTGATACTTAACTCCCCACTCTTTAAATTGCTTTTCGGTTACTTCTGTCCAATCTTTTCCAGTTAACGTACCACGAGCAGTCCAATAGACAATTTCATGCCCTTCATCATATAAATCATTAATTTTGTTGATGTTTTCTTTAATTGGTTTTGCTTCGGAATAGTCCCTACTCTCAGGGGTATTGCAAATTGTTTCATCAATATCTACGTAAATTACCATGTTATCCTCTTAATTTTTTCTTGATTGGAACTTCACTTTTTGTGACATGCTTAATTGGTTCACCTATCATTATATCAATGTTTTTGATTCTTTTGTATAGCATATCCATTGCAATAACCTCCAAACTTGATTTTTGATCTGTTCCCCACATGTCATGTGACAGTGTAATGTGTCGCTCAATCACCTTTGCTCCCAAAACTACTGCCACCACTGTTGGTTCTAGGTCCATTTCGTGGCCCGAATAACCAATAACACAATCATATCTTTCTTTATAAAACGGGATCAAGCTCAAGTTTAATTCACTTTCTGGAGAGGGGTAGCTTGAATTAGTGTGCATCAAGACAAGGTTGTCGGTGTGTTTTAAAACTTCATTGACGGCAGTGTCTACCTCGCGAAGCTCTGACATCCCAGTAGACATGATAATTGGTATACCAGACTTTGCCGACTCGGCCAGCAAATCCAAACTTGTGATCTTAGCAGATGGAATTTTTAAGAAGGGTACGTCATATTGAGTCATAAAATCTAGACTATCTAAATCCCACACTGACGCGGTCCAGTCAATTGGTTTTTGCTTTGAGTAATGATCAATATAATCATATTCCTTTTTCTCAAATTCAATACGATGTTTATAATCCAGATATGTCATTGTGCCCCAAGGTGTTTCCCTCGGTACGCCCTTTTGATGTTCTGGTACACAAACATCAGGATTTCTTTTTTGAAACTTTGCACAATCCCAACTACACGCGCAAACAGCGTCAATCAGCTTCTTTGCAATTTGTAAATCTCCATTGTGGTTGATTCCAATCTCACCAATAAAATAGGGTTTTTGAATGTCCTTAAAGTTTACCATATCGTCCAGCCTCCGTCGACGTTAATGTTTGCACCCGTGGTATAGGTTGATTTATCAGAGCAAAGATATTCAATTATTCCGTTTAGTTCATCGACGTTCATCATTCTTTTCATTGGCGTCTTATCAGCATACAACTTTACAAATTCTTCGCCAGTGTTCATGCCACATCCTCCGGGCGCAACACAATTTACACGGAACTTGGGCGCCAGATGCACCGCTAGGTATCGTGTCATTTGGATTACACCTGATTTTGATATGCAATAGCCGATGTGTTTTTCCTTTCCTTCATCATATAACGCAGGATTGGGGGAAACAACACCATAAGTGGATGAAAAATTAACTATCGAACCATTCTCATTGTTCTTGGCAAACTCCCTGCATACAGAAAACAAGCTAAGTAGGTTAACTTGAAGGTATTGATTCAAAGATTCTAGGTCGATATTGAACATATTTGTCGATTCGTCCTCAGTACCAACATGTGGATTAATAGCATAAGTGTTTACTAGGCAGTCTGCCTTGTTTTTTTCAAAAAAATCTTTAACAAATTGCTCATCAGTTAGATCGTGACCCAATTGTAGGTCGCACCGAATCACAGTGTTGCCCGATTCTTCCAAATATCTGCTTATTTCTGTTCCTAAAAGGCCCTCTGAGCCTGTAATGATGATTCTTTTATTCATAAATTTACCAATTATTAGCCCAATATTGCATTTGTTCGATGAAATTTAGACCCACATTTTCTGACCAAGTGTCGCAAATTTGGCGTGTTATTGGCCCAATTGGGCTGTTTTTTACGTTATTATTGAAATATTCGCCGTTTAAACGGTTACAAGGGAGCAAATTGACGAACGTACCTGTAAACATTGCCTCGTCACACTGCATGACATCGTAAGGCTCAAAATTCTTGTGCACAACCTCCAAATTAATTTGAGGTGCGATCGTTTCCAAAATATACATCATACTAGAGCCTCGCAACATGTTTCTTAACTCAGGTGCGATTAGCTTACCGTCCTTGATCATCAAAAAGTTTGCTCCGGTGCTCTCAGTTACAAAGCCGTCTTCATCTAAAAGCAGAGGTATTGCATCTTTTCCGAAGGGTTTAACTTGTAAGTTTGCCATTTGATAGTGCATTCTACTTCTATTTTTCACTTTGTTCTCAAGCAGTCGCGAAGGGATCTGTCTTTGTGAGGGTATGATTGCATTTGCCCCTGTTTCGAAATAATGTGATAGAGTCTTGGAAGTTCGGCTAAGTGGCCAAACATTGATAATCCAATTTGGTTCATTCCATTTCTCACCCTTAGTTAATTCAAACACTTCGCGATAAATCGATAAAGGTCCTCTAGATACATTTATTAATATACGACACTCTTCGGTAAATCCACCGCCAGATTGCTTGAAATGTTCTATGTTTCTTTCAAGGGCCTCTTCACACAAATCTCGAACTTCCTGTTTGGTCTTGGTAATCGGGATCTGCAGATATCGCATGCTGCGAAATAGTCTGTCGATATGTTCATCAAGAATAAAAAACTTGTGGTTAAAAGTTCTTGCCATCTCAAAGACACCGTCACCAAACATGAACTGTGAATCATAAATATGGAGGGAAGCTTGCGATTCCGGAACCCATTCTCCGGACTGGTACGTCACCCTTTCTTTCAATTTATGCTCGTTCATTATACTCCTTTTTTACAATTAGCTTTGTTAATTTTTGTTGATTGTTTAAATATTCTTGCTGGCAATTTCGGTTGATATCCAACACTCTTGGGTTTTCGTCAACATATTTTACCACATCTAATAAAGAAAATCTAGATTTTTTTTGCGCGCCGAAGTATTCAATTATATTACTAAAGAAAAGAAAGTCATCATAATAATCCAACGTTGCTCTGATGTCTGGCCTGTTGTAGGATTCTGGAACGTTCTCTAGCAAGGAAGTTTTAAAAATATCCATGTCAGAAAAATAAAGCCACGCGGCCTCGGTGTCCTCAGTATCTTTTATATCACACACTTTCTGTATTGCAGTTGTCTTGGCGCCAAGGGTGAATGCCCCCACTACAAGATTCTCTTCGTCGCACTTTACAAAGTCGTGATCTTCTTTATCGTGCTGCTCGAATGCCATATCAATCAATTCTGGTTCGCAAAAAAGATCGTCGCCATCGATGTTAACAAAGTAATCCACTTTGTATTCAAGTGCCGCCTGAAGCCAACGATCAATCTTATCAATCAGGCTTCCGCGAAAACATTCAATTCCATTCTTGTGGGCTATTTCGCACAATGCGTCATCATTGTTTGATGTACTGGTGCACAACACGATTACATCCGCACATGAGGATTGTTTTGCTCGATCAATTGCATATTGAATTGTAGGCTTGCCACATATCTTCATCAAAGCTTTGTTGGGCAGTCGAGAAGAATTTGTGCGCACAGTTATAAAAATACCTTTTTTCATAAGTCTAATACCTTTTCAATTTCATCATTATCAACATATTCCCGGGCCTGCAAGAAAGTGTCCATCGGCATTTCTCCAAAATTCACTGGATTGCCATCTTTATCGTTCAAGACTTTTGTGGCATCATCTAGTTCCAAAACGTAACGATGAAAGTTATCATCACAGACAGGATTACCTAAAAAGTCAAAGGATATGTCAAAGTGTTTCTGTAGTTGGGGCTTGACTACATTCCACATTTCAGTGCCGGGGTATGCTGTTGCTGTGAACATTTTACTGTTGACTGCCGCGAAGGCATTGTCGTATTCAGCAGTACCCGGCGTCAGACCCTTGGTCCAGAATTCTCTTTGCCAAAGTATGAAAGCAGCACTGGTTTGGAAATGTTGTAGATCCTCTCCGGGGTATGCCATGATCCAAGTGCAGTTCGGGTGAATATTTGCTTCTTTACAATTTACAATTGCATCAACCATTGTCTTCGGAAACTCGTAATTTCGGCCATTAACGTTTTTTGTTACAAGGCCGTTCTTAAGAATAAACCCACCCTTCTTCATCAGCGTCAGGGTATGTTCAGATGCAGACTCGGCGCCGAAGCCAATGTAAATACAGCCAGACTCAGACATATCAAATATGCGCGCATCGGCTTCATCCATTCGAGTATGAGTACCCCAGCGCATGTTTTCTAATCCGTACTCTTTAAACACTTTTGGAAATTGTGCAACTCGCCTTTTGCTAACTGCGAAGTTGTCATCTGGAAATCCTATGAAATCAAGGTTGTACTTATCAACGTATCCCAGTACTTGTGTTGCAATATCTTCCACTGCTCTTACGCCATAGTTTCTTTCACCCTGCGAGCCTCGATAGCAGAATGCACACGCGTATGGACAACCACGACTGCTTACGGTGGTTAGGCTTCTCTTCATAGTAAATGGCGTTGCCGAGCTATTATTTGCTCCCAAGCCCCATACCGGAACATTAATATAATCTTCTAAAACGTTATGGCCATAAGGATCCGATTCCAGCAAATCTAATGCAGCAGACGGCAAACTATCTAGGTTTATAGGCCTATTTCCTTCATACCTAAATCGATGCTTGCCGTCAATCTCGCCAAGATAATATGGACTGAGCTTATCTGAATTCAGCGCCTTCTCGAATCCATACTTCTTAATTGCCATGGCATCATTTAGAATGAGCAAAATAATATCATCGCCCTCTGACCTACCAATGGCGTCGAGTTCAGGAATCCATTTGAAGAGGCCTGTTTTAATTTCTGTTGCTAAGCCATTGCCGGAGACCAAGAAGCAATCTGGCTGATGCTTCTTAACGATCTTTGCGACTTCTTCTTGCCATCTCAATGTTGTAATTTTGCCCGAGAAGGCGATGACGTCTTGATCTCCAACATTGTTCAAATGCCTAACAATCATCGCCTCTGCTTCAGCATAAGTCATATGTCGGCCATTTGGTAAGGCGCGCTTTTCAGCTAACTCATCTTTGATTCTGTATCCATTTAAATCGAGGATATAGGGTTCGGCGCCATATCGTCTTGCAATTGCAGCTAGAATGCCCGGGCCTTCTGGTGGGACATTTGGCAGTGCTGTTTCTCGCAACGGCATATTAATAAACGTAATCTTCATCCCGTTGAAAGAGTCATATGGAAAATCTTTTATGTATTCATTTGGATGTAAAATTCTATTACTCATTCGGCCCCCTCATATAATTCAAAGTCTTTTGCATATATTTCTCGTATGTGTTTCTTGCATTCTTCATCCAGAAATTCTTTCACGAAATCGATTGAGTTGGTTTTGTTTAAGTGGGCTATCTCGCATATTCTGATGCCTGTGTTTTTCCATATAATTTGTGGCACTTTGTCTATATTTTCCATTTTGATTAATGTGTTAACCGATACGCTGTCATCTATTGTAACAAAACAAGAAGCAGGCAATGCGTGATGTGCCGTCGTCACGTCGATTGCTTTGGCTTCCCCGCATGGCTGGCTGGCTAGCCATGTCTTAGCGTTGGCGATATATGTTTTCCATCTTGCTTTCTTTGAGTGAATATTATCATTTTCACGATCATTATAAACCCATACAGATAAAAATCTTTCGTATGGATTCCTAATCATCGCAAAAGACCAGTCCGGAAGCGTGCCAAATTGATTATTATAGTCTTTAATGGTATAAATCCCGGTGCGTTCAGTGTCACGGCCGGCCGTGGAGTTCTTTATAGCATTTGAAACACTGACACCTCCGGATCTTGGAATGTGAAAAAAGCCCAACGCATGCTTCACACGAAATCTGAGGAGTGCCGAGTCGCTCAAGGCTGGTTTCACTAATACGGACGACATCACACGCCCTCATATAATTCAAAGTCTTTTGCATATATCTCTCGTATAATTCTTTTTGATTCCTCGTCCATTAATAGTTCCATAAACCTAATTGAGTTGGTTACATTTAGACTAGGAATCTTGCCTAATCTGATGCCAGTGTTTTCCCATATAATTTGTGGCACTTTGTTTATATTTTCCATTTTGATTAATGTGTCAACCTTTATTTCACCATTAATAGAAACAAAACAATGAGACGGGCACGCACCGACATATGCGGAATCATCGCCGGCGAGATGTAAAGCGCTCCAATTCAAACTTTGACAATTATCCAAATATTCTCTCCAGTCATCTCGGTACCGAAGTTCCGGAAGAACGGCGCATCGTGTGAAAGTCCAGTCAGACAAGCACCTCTCGTAGGGGTTCCTAATTATCGCAAACGACCAGTCAGGGAGTCTATTGAAATCTTTCTGATGGTCTAATAATGTACTACATCCACTGCCCGCCCAGCGATAAAGGTTATGATGGCGGTACGACACAGGCAGTAAATTTTTCTTTAACGCCTCAGACACACTGGTACCAGCAGCCTTTGGGACGTGGATGAAGCACAATTTATAATCTTCATCGACAAATGACATCACACTCTCACAGAAACGCAATTTTCCTTTTCAGCATCAAAAGAAGATCTTGTATAATACCTAAAATTTGTCTCTGGGAATAAAGAAACTATCTTCTTGTGAGCACCCATGATGCGCTTTGTATCGTCTTCGTCCTGTATGTCTGGCTCGCTATGTCCTAGGAAATACTCTGCTTCATAGAAATCAACACCGATAATATCAATGTTTTTAGCATTTAAAGACAACAAAGAAAACAACAAAGCAACATCAGAGGAATTTTCAACAATATTCATATAAGGTTCCAGTTCCGGTGGTTGGTACCTGCACTGTATTCCGAATGATTCGGGTACCCGGTGGTGCCTAGGCTGACGCCACCACGACGCAAAATCTTTACCATCTGGACCTAAGCGCGTTACATACACGTCACGAATATTAAAATAATTAATAAATTCTTGATCAAGACCTCCCTCGGTTATGTTCAGGAACTGGATAATTTTTTTACCTTGTAGGAATTCGGCTATCTGGGGGCTCTCTCGGGCGAAACGATTAAATTCATTAAGCAATATGACACAATCATAATCGCCCTTTAGTTCTCCGATTGTGTTTAAAGATTCTCCACGACCACACACTAATACATTAGACATAACATCTCCTTTTTATATATTATAATAACAATTCTATGAATTGTCAATCTGTTTTTGTATCCAAGCGTATGTTTTTTCTATACCTTCTCTCAACGGTTGAGAAACAACCCAGCCAACTTTCTCTTCGTATAGCTTGTTGTCGGAATTTCTACCACGAACACCAATTGGGCCGGGGATGTGCTTTTTCACTACTTCTTTGCCGGCGATATCTGCAATCATATCAATAAAATCATTAATACTGATCATTTCTTCAGAGCCGATATTTACCGGACCCGTGAACTCTGATTGCATTAGGCGGTATGTGGCCTCGACACACTCGCTGACATATAAGAAAGAACGCGTCTGTGTTCCATCACCCCAGACTTCTATCTCTCCACCGTCTTCACAGTTGGCAACCTTCCTACAGAGCGCTGCAGGGGCCTTCTCGCGGCCTCCCTGCCATGTACCTTCTGGGCCAAAGATGTTGTGATAGCGAGCAACACGGACTTCTAAATCATGGTTTCTCATAAACGCCAAGAATACTCTTTCACTGAACAACTTCTCCCAACCATATTCTGAGTCCGGATCTGCTGGATATGCTGAGTCTTCTGTACAATTGGGATTATCAGGATCCAATTGATTGTGCTCTGGATACATGCATGCCGATGACGAATAGAACACTCTTTTGACGTTCTTTTTAACTGCTTCATGAGCAACATTCAAGTTAATGAGTGCAGAATTATGCATAATATCAGCATCATTGTCGCCAGTAAATACAAAACCGGCCCCTCCCATGTCAGCGGCCAGTTGATACACTTCATCCATATCTTCATCAATAACTGCTCTGATGACTTCTATGTCGCGCAAATCACCAACGACAAAATCATCGGCAATATCGCTAATCGGAGCAAACTCATTTAATTTTAAATCTACTCCACGGACCCAATATCCCTTCTCTTTTAAAAATTTTACAAGATGGCCGCCGATAAAACCGCCGGCTCCACATACTAATGCTTTTTTCATATTTTTACCTTTAATTAATAATAACCATCAGATTATTGTCTTTATCGTTATAGTGAGCGAGTTTTACAATGTCAACAAAAGCAGGATTAAATTTTGACTTTATATCAGACATTATCCTGCCGTACTCGCTTCTGTATTCTTCCTTAGAAAGATCAAGATCCTCAATTATATAAACGCCTCCTTTTTTTAAAAATGCACATGATACATCAAAAAAGGTTTCGGCGCCGGATGGTGTGTGTAATCCGTCATCTATAATTAAGTCAAATTGCTTGTCGATCTTTTCAAACATGTTTAAAGTTTGTAACCTGTCTGCTTGGTCGCAATAAAATGTTGCAACATCAGTGTTCTTAAATTGGTCAACAGCGACTTGATCAATATCTGCTCCATATAAGGAAGAATTCTTAAAAAATTCTTTCCAAGCACGGAGAGAGCCGCCGGATTTGGCATATGCCGCGGCATGTTCAAGTCCTATTCCCATTTCAAAAATATTGATTTTTGAATTTTTTTGGGCTTTAAACAAATGATGATAAAAACGAGAATAATTATGATTTGGCAAATCTACACCAACTCCACCACAACCAAAAACACTAAGCTCAAAGGTGTGGTTTTTCCCTCGCAATGCTTCATCTTCTGGGCTATAGCCGACTTGTCGCATTGGGCCTCCCTTATCTGATCCGTGTTTCTTAAATATATAACACAACTCCGTATCATATGGGAGTTCCGTGCGCGCGCCGGTGCGGATGCCGTACTCTATTGCGGGTGTTCCATTCTCATTGACGTGGTGGCCAACATTAACAATATATTGCCAAGGTCGCACGTAGTTGTGATTCAGTAAAAAGTCATTATATAAAAAAAGAAATTCATCCAAATCTTTAAACAATGATGTTTTTTTCACGATTCTTTCTCTTCTTTATATACATCGTCTGATACCCATTCAACGGGAGGGGGCGCCCACGCAAAAATTGATGCACGGGGTCGAATGATTCCTTCGAGATCCCAATACTTACCATCTTCATCTTCTTTCAGGCAATCAAGGGCGCCAATAAAATCCATATATTTATATACCGCTACTGGATCAGTGTCTTGAATAAAGTATGTCAAAATATGATTCATATCACCAAAAGTGTTGTTACATTTATCAAGATATTTTCCACTTTTTTTCAATTCAAGATCAATAAGAGGCACATCAAAATGCATGTAAGCAAACAAACCAATTACTTCAATATCTCCCCACCTATGCTTATAGCAGCCGCCAGATTCATTAACCATATCAATCCAATTAAGCCAGCCATGATCAAGGAACTGTTGGATGTTGTACATGTTTAAATTTCCGCATGACCACATCAATTTGTGCATCTTTCTTTCGTTGTCTTCTTCAATAGCCTCGCGGAGTTGGTCGTTTTTAACTTGAATATTGTATTTTTTAACATATTCCTTAACTAAAGAAAACAGGCCGACTCTAGTTTCAAGCGTCTCCAGTGCCGTGCTGGACCACGTGATGCCGGTTGCAAATGGACCCGAGCCTTCTTGGCTAGGATCTAATGAGTCAAACAAATCTGATTCATTAATTTCCTTTATGAAAAGAGAATCGTCATCTAATCTCATAACATAATCATATTGTTTTAATTCTTCATGTTTGTGAATATTGCTAACAAAATCACACATATGTAAAAAACCAATTCGGTTTTTACCAAAGCTTTGTGATTTTACATATAATAAATCAGTTTTATTATAAAAAAGCTCTTCCTCTGGTATGTGCCTAGGTACACCATAATCAACTTGAATGAAGTGGATATTTTTGCTTACGGTGTTGTGTATGTCGGCAATATATTCTTCACTGTAAATATCATCAAAATGGTAAATATAGACAGGGTAATCGTGATATTTGTTAAATGCCCAATATAGGTGTTTCAGAGAGAATTTTAAAGCCCAAACCCTTGATGATAGGATATAAATTGCTGCGTTATGTTTTTTCATTGTTTTCCTCTAAATTATAAAAATGCATCCAAGCGATATACTCTTTGTTATCGCCCTGTTGCCAGTGGCAGCTGTTGCTTTGATCAGTGATCCAAGGCTTTTGTCCGTTATAGTGATACACTTTCAACTCATGAGTTAATTGAATTCTTTTTTGTAGTGCATTATAGTGAATTGGTATTTCATTCCACATTTCGTTCTTTTTAAGATACCAGTCTAAGAAACTTTGATCGCTATATGTGTTGTCGTATTCTGTGTTGTTGATTTCGACAAGCATGTCTTTATAGATGTCCTCGTTCGGATCTAACACTAAAACGCCGGCACTGATTCCGCCATATCCAATATCTTTAACAGCCGAGACTGCCGGCATATCAAGCATGTCCATTTCGGGACTAACTATCAAACAGTCAGCGTCAAGAAACGCTAATTTTTCATATTGAGTTAAGCTCCATAAATTTAGCTTAGTGTACATCATCCAACTGTTATCTTTATAGCGATCTTTGATGCCGTCAGTCCGCTCAGGTACAATTTTGTCAACAACCGGCAAATCAGAATACCCGCTTTCTAATAAAATTTTACGACCCTCTTCCGTTACATCTTCAGTTATCATGCACACAAAAGGCTCTTCAATTTCAAAAAACTTACCTGATTTCACAAGAGCGACAGCGCCCGGAATAAAGGTGTCGTTACACAAATATGTTATATAAGCTTTTGACATTTATACCTCAAATTCTTTTTGTTTCATCTTGTACTGACGGCGCATAATGGCACTCTGGCAGCTTGGGTTCGTACAGTTCTTTGTTTCTTAAGTCTAAATCACATAGTGGATTGTCAAAATGAGTATAGGCAAATAGACCCAATGCTTCAAGATCGCCCCATCGATGCTTATAGAGGCCGCCATACTCATTAATTTCATCCATCCAATCTTCCCATCCGTGCTCTAAAAACTTTTTGACATTGTAAATATTGAAATTGCCACATGACCATTTAAGACTGTGCATAAGCATTTCATTGTTGTCCGTTATTGCCGTTCTTAGCTGTTCGTCTTTGATATTTTCTGCTGACAAATCGTATTTGTTCAAATAATCTTTGTAAAATTGCCACAGATTTTCTCTTGTTTCAAGATGGTTCAAGCCAACGTGGTTCCAAGTAAATCCAGTAGCTAACGGATATTCTTCAGCATAGTCAAAAAAATCAAAGTCGATCTTCTCTTTAAACCAAGAATCGTCATCAATTCTAGCAATATAATCGTACTTTTCTAATTCACGACCCACACATCCTTTTTCGCCATATTTATGAAAATTGGATGAAAAATGCTCCATGTGTAGATACCCCAATCTAGATTTGGGAAAAGAAGTTTGAACGTATCTCAAGTATCGTCTATTGTAAAACAGATCGCTTTCATCAATGTGGGAGGGTACTCCATAATCAATTTGAATAAATTCAATATTCTCGTTTACGCTATTTTTGACATCATTAATAAACTCATCAGAGTAAATGTCGTCAAAGTGGTAGATATAAACTGGATATTGATACTCATTATTCCAATTCTCGTAAAATAATTCTAGGGCCTTCTTTAGTGAGTCTGTCCTAGAAGATAAAATATATACTGCTGCGTTATGCTTTCCCATTTGATTCCTCCGTTTTTGTGGTTAATACTTTTATCATTTCTTGGCCACGATTGTTCCATGTGTGATTTTCTAACACGTGGTTATACGCGCGTTCAATCATTGCGTTCCTTTCATCATCGTTGTTGATATAGTAGTGGATTTTGTCTTCTAGCTCCTGTATTGTGTCAAACATAAAGCAGTGCTTATCCTCTTCGAAAAGACCATCATAAACGTTCTTAAAACGATTGCATGCTAAAAGAGTTGTGTTGCACGCCATTACTTCATAATACCTAGTGCCAACAAGGTCGGCTGGACCTGTTGTGCTGAGCCAGATTTTTGTTGAATTGATTCTTTTTGCATAAGATTCCAAACTATCGTGTCGGTGTTCTGTGAAAAAGAACTTGATGTCTTGCCATTCTTTGCTGCTTTCTAGGATTTTAGATCTCCAATTGTTGGCTTGTTCGGGCCTTATAACGCCCGAAAATCCAAAGTCGTGACTATAGTTTTGTCCATAGTTTTTAAACACTGTTTCGTTAACAGCAAATGGTATCTTATAAAACGGTACGCCAGTCTCCTTTTCATAGAGCTTATAATCATGGTGTACTGTAAACGCTGCTACGGGGTCAATATCCCGGATCCATGAAAGCTTTTTATCAAGTGCAGAATATTCTTTGTTTAGGATTATTGACGTCGGAATAGACGACTCCTTAACACCAATGATTGGCTTTGGGTGTGCTTCGCTGCAGTCGGTCCACCCAAAGCCAACCACAATAGCATCTGGCGTTTCGGGGCAATTCTCAATTACCTGTCTTATATCCAGCGGGTTGGGGTCTTGAGGGTGCCAATCTGAATATTTTGCCACTCCTTCAACCTTATCGTGTCTCTGGAGCGATGCCAGTATTTCATTATAATAAGAGTAAGAGTTGCCGTGATTTCGTTCAAGATATAAAATTCTCACTTAAACCTTCCTAAAAGTAGCATTTGATGCGTTGGGTTGTTGCTGGCTGTCCTACCCGGAGAGTATACCATGTATTGTTCTGCCATTTTAGCAATTTTATGAATGTCATTATAACAGCCAAATCTTTCATCGTAATCATCAAAAATCCAGACTGGTGTTTTTTCATCGGTTTGTATTTTCTTTAGATTCTTTACGTCTTGCAAAACGGCGCCCTCCTCATGTGAGCCATCGATATAAAACATATCAATTTTAACCCCAAGGCTTTCAATGTGATCTGCCAACTTGGCACTATCCCCATGTACAAAGGTGGCTGAATTGGAGTATATTTCTGCGTGTGTTTTGCTGTGTTTATCTTCAATATCGCAACTCCAAACATGTCCATCATTCTGTTGGCAGTACTCTGCGAAGCTGTAAAATTGCCAGCCTTGGGCGGTGCCAATTTCGACAATATTCTTGGCATTAAATTTTTGTGCAATTTGAGTTAAATAATAAGCTCTCTTCGAAAGTTTTTCTAAAATTTTGTCGCGTTCGGAAAGATATTCAACACTCCCCATAGATTGCTTAATATCTGGACCCCACAAGGGAGCCATTCTTTGGGCTTTCTCTAATTGAATTGGGAGATTAATATCGTCCCACAATTGTTGGTATTCTTCAGGTAGAATAACATTTTCCAGTTTTTCACCTATCATATCAAATATGTCTACATTACTCATTTATTTATTATAACTCCATGCATGTTTGTAAATTAATTCAGACATCTGCCTTGCCTGTTCTGTTTTCATTTCTCTTGTTAATCCGTTATCGCCCTCAAATTCCTTATGATGGTAAATCATTGCACTAGGATTGAACTGATAACCATATCCAAGGTAGGCTAATCTGTGAAAAAACTCTTGTCCACAACCGCCATACCCCTCAAACCTCTCAGAGAACATTCCGCACCCTATCCAATCTTTTCTCAACATGCAACAGTTATTTTCTACTAACAGCTCAGTGATAGCATGCGGATTGCAATTGCCGTATTTGTTTAAAAGATTTTGCATCTTAGAATGCATCGGATCGTTGGGATCGTGAGAATTTCTATATCCTCCGGTTAGCACTCGTTGACGTACCGATTGTTTGTGTGCCTTAACAAAATCGGGCGTCGGAAAACTATCGTCATCCAGTATAACAACGGCTTCACCGGAACACTCTACTAATCCCATGTTTCTAGCTTTTGCTAAACAATACTTTTCAGTCTCTTCGGTGTCGACCCACTTGATTGAGAAATCTGATTTGAAATTTTCCAGCATTTCTACTGTATTATCAGTAGAGCCATCCATCGCGACAACAACTTCGAAATCTTTATCTGTTTGTTCGTTAAATTTCTCTAAATTTTGTCTAAGGACTTCAGCCCTGTTATATGTTGCTATTACTACTGATAGCATTTTAACTCCATTTTTGTAATTCGTAATTGTGAGGGAGCCAATGAAACCATTCATTATTGCGTATATCTATATCTGGATATCTTAATAAGTAATATTTCACTGATTTTTTCCACAAACAATAGCAAAAACTCAATTGATCTCGTCTACTGTAGTTGTCAATCTCTTCCCACCATAAATCAGATAATTCGGTAATATCATCAGAATTATGGCGCCGAAGTAAAATTGAATTTGCAGTAAGTCCATAATTTTTGGGATAATTTTCTGACTTATATTTTTCCATTTGGCTGTTGACTATCTCAGGATCGTCTTTTTTGTCGTGTATAATTATCTCTGCTTCGTCATAGATGCAATTGCGCCCCTGATCGTGCTGAAACAGCGACATGTTTGCACCTTCAAGATTATTTGTTATTTCTAGAAACAAATTTAAATCCGATTTAATAAGAAAATTAGCATCTACCCACAAACTTACTTCGTGATCTGGAAAATATTCGTGCGGTTTGGCTTTAAATATCTTAGCACTACGAACAGGATCTGTATGTTCCGGCGGAGTATACCTACATTCCCAAACATTAGATTTCAATTCTTTATCGTCAGTAAAACAAACATAATCGAAGCCTTCACTTATCACTAAAGGTTCTTTCAATACATCCTTGTTGCCATATAGTGCTGTATATACTACTTTATTGTTCACAGTACATATCCTTATCAGAAAATGATGTATCTCTCGGCGGATTAAATGAGACGTCTTTTATGCTCAATTCGCCAACGTCTGGCTTTCGGCGCTTGGCTAATTCAAAAACGGTTTTTCTTTCAGTGCCAATGTGAACGATTCCAACAGAATCAGACTTAATACAATTTAAAATCTTTGGAGCAATAATATCAACATAGTCGCGACTAGTATATTGATCGGTAAAGGCTTTCTCATACGGAAATTCTCTTTGACAAAAACTAGTCCTAACGACAAGGCTGTTCTCATAAGTTCTGGCGGCTAATTCTCCTGCTGCTTTCGTTAACGCATACTTGTTAATTGGATTAATGGCATCATCTGTGTTATATAAGCCACGGGCGCCATCAAAAACATAGTCAGTTGAGACATACACAAATTTAATATTTTTCTCTTCGCACAGATCTACTAAATTTGTGGTGCCAGTTATATTTGTTTGGCGCGCCTTTGATGGCTCCTGTTCGCAAATCGGGGGAGAGGTAAATGCCGCGGCATGAACCAAGACATCAGGCTTTTCTTTTTCAATCCAGTGCCGGCAAGATTCTTTATCGTTGATATCCATCAAAGCCCTACCGGGCGCAACGATAGCGCTGTCTAGTTTTTGCAATTCGCCACCCAAAAGGCCGCTACCACCAGTGAGCAGTATTTTCACTATTAAAACAGCTCCTTGAACACTTGAATATTATAATACTTCTGATCAGAAAAGTCAACATTTTCTAAATCAATATTTGTCAGTATTTCACGAACAGAATCTTTTGGAGAATATTTCGCAACAAAATCCAATTCTATTCTAGCTTTTTCATTTGAAACTTTATAATTTCTGACATCTTGTACATTTTTTGTTTCAATGTTGATTTCATATCCAAAATTAAATAACTCATCTTTAATCTCATCGGCTAATCTGCCAATAGTGTAATTATCATATGAGATGTTATATATTCCTGTGATGTCTAGGTTCGTCTCAATAGAACGAATATACGCAGTCACCACATCTCTAATATCAATAATCGGCCGCCACAAAGAAGGATTGTTTACTACAATCTTGCCCTTTGTCAATGCTGTCTTTGTCATTGCGTTAACAACTAAATCATATCTCATCCTTGGAGAGAAGCCACCAACTGTTCCTTTGCGCAAGGAGATGGGTCTAAAATTTTCATCCTCCATGTTCATAATAGAATTCTCAACAGCTAATTTAGAAATTCCATAAGGATACTTTGGAGATACGGGCGCAGTTTCATCCATTAATTTATTGGCTGTGTATCCATAAACACTACACGATGATGCGTATATGAATCTTTTGACGCCGGCGCGCTTTGTCATATATGCAAGATATGATGGCACTGCGCAGTTTTCTATAAAGTTAACAGATGGGCTATAATCAGCCATGGGATCATTAGATACGCCTCCCATAAAAACCACAACGTCGTAATTTTTTAATTCATCTTCATTGAGATCAATAACGTTTTTCTTTATAACCTTTGTATTTTTTGGAAGATAATCACCAAACCAAAACAAATCAGCAACAGTGACATCGTATCTTCTTTTCATCAACTCTTTGGTCAGCAGCGATCCAATAAATCCGGCGCCTCCAGCCAGTAACACCTTCTTCATTTGGAGGCCTCTCTTTTGCTAAAGAATTTTGGATCTCGATCATAGTCTAAAAATGATTTTGCAACTGCATCCTTTTCGGACACAATTGCTTCTGCCTTATCAATACCCCAATCTACATTCAAATATTCATCAAAAGGATTGATTCCTGATTCTCCGTTTGAATTATATACACTAGAACACTTATATGAAACTATCGTATTGTCTTCAAGGGATAAAATACCGTGGGCAAAGCCCGATGGCACCCATAGTTGTTTGTTGTTTTCCTCTGTTAGTAGAAACGAGGCAGACTCACCATACGTAGGGGAATATTTCCTAATATCAACAATCACATCTCTTACTGAGCCTTTGATTACTCTGACTAATTTGCCCATGGGCTCGTCCCACTGATAATGTAATCCTCTTATAACATTTTTTTGTGATTTGGATTGATTATCTTGGACCATATCTACAGCAAACCCTAACTCTTTTAGATTGTCGACATTGTATGTTTCACAAAAATATCCTCTTTCATCAGTGAAAATTCGCGGAGTAATTATAATGACATCGTCAAACTTGGTGTCTTCAATAGTAAATTTCTGCATTCTGTAACCTATAAAATTAAGGCTTCGATGCGGCCGCGCCAGATTCTACCAAACAAAGTACTGTCGGCGTGAAACTGGGTGTCGATTTTTTCTTGATTTTTATTTGAGAAATGATTATATGACTCATCGTGAAAGAAATGAATATCTTTGCCAAAATACATTACCTTTTTACCTTGAGTAACTGCGCGCAAGCATAAGTCAACATCTTGAAAAACCTTTGGCAAAGAGGGGTTGTATCCGCCATTCTCAATAAACCAATTCAAATCAACCACCTGCAAGGCTCCAGTCACAAATTCTGTTCCGGTGTCACAATTTACACATGGATCACTTTTGTCTGCAAATCGTTTGTAGTGAATCGGAATAAATGCGTTATAGGCTCCATCTTGTGCTTGCATCTGCATTGGCAGCCAGCGACAGTTTCCAAACTGTACAGTGCCCTTATAGCTTCCGTCTGTCTTGTTTGGAAAATGTGTCTTAATGTTTACACTATGTTCGTCGTCATGTAAACTCTTGTGTGGATATAGGAGCTTGGAGCCTGATATTGTAGCTCCGGATGAATCGTGTTTTGAGATAAGCTTCTTAAAATAAGAAATCTTGTCAATCCACAAATCGCTGTTCCAAAAAATAACCTTTTCGCCACCCAAACGCTTTGCGATGTATGCAGCAACATTGTTGAGCATTGAAAAGCTAAATCCCTTATCGTTATCCATCTTGAGATAGCTGGTGTTGTATTCTTTACAAATTGAATGCAGATCTTCTTCTGATCTATCATCGACTATAATCACATTAACATAATTGAAAAAGTTTGCTTTCTTAAAATTGTTTAATGTAAATTTTAACAATTTCGAATTATCCCTAATTGGTACAACAACAAAAGGCTTCGTGTTATCAATTTGTTTTGAGCCGGCCCACACACAATCATATGTGATATCGCGGGGCCCTAGCTCGCTTTCATTAACTGGCGTTAGTTCTTTTTGAACTACTTTGAATTTGCCGTTAAAATCTATGTTCTGCTCGGAGAACATGTTGCATGTAAAATATTCTTGCATAATAATTACTGGACAACAACAAGGTCGTCGTCATTGTCCTCAACCTCCAAAATGTTTATAACTTCTTTATAGAGCTTTTCAGGAGAAAATTCCTTCAATGCCCACTTTTGCAGTTTCTTTGCTGCAGTTTTGTGCTTTTCATGATTCTTGTACATGTTTCTCAGTGCCATCTTCGCACTACCTTGGCGCGGAACGCACCACATTGAATCCTTCTCTATGACACCATCCCACGCCACATGTTCGGGAATGACCTCAAGATCATACTCGACTTTCAAGAAGTGTGATTTTGCTCTGCTATTCTTGCCTCTCGATGATGGTGCAAATAAGAAATCACAGTGCCCGCTCCAAGATGGTGCTATTACCGGTAAGCCTTGACACGCAGCTTCAAAGATTGGTAAACCAAATCCCTCTCCATGAGTTAAGGTGTAATAGGATTTAACTTTCGGGTGTTTATAAACAGCCGCCAATTCTTCGTCAGACATGTGACCATGTAATAAATAAACCTTACATTCACGTTCCTTATATTCTGACAATAAGGATTTAATCCTCTCAAAACAAACCTCTCTGTCCATCAAGCAATTTTTCGCCAGATTGGTCTTAACAACAAGACCAACATTTGAGTTGTCATAAAATTCTTCAATAAACCATTTAATAGTGTTTTCAATATTCTTTCTAGGAGACCACTGTGATACTGTGAAAAAATTAAAATCTGTTTCGAAGTCTAGATTAATCTTAGCTGGTTTAAATTTTCTAGAAGAGTATGGCACTACTGAAATCTCGGTATCGTTTTTAAACAATAAAGTTTCTTTAGTGATATTATTGGTCGCTTGGTATGCTGTGTTGTTGTAAATATCTCTAGAGTGTTTCGAGGGAACAATAATCTTGTCCATCATTTTTGCTTTTTCAATCCAAGCCGGCGCAACTTTGGTGGTCTCAATTCCAGCAGTAACACCAATATTTTTTGTGGCTAAGTCTTCCCATTCGTTTGGAATTGTTACCTGAAGGGATATATCGAATGGCTTTTTTCCTTGATTGCCATGATCGTTGTTGAATTCATGCAGGTATTTGGTGGTCTCCAGAATTGCTTTATCAACCCATTCTCGATCTTCATCAGATTCAATAATCCAGCTTGTTTGGCCCCAGTTCAAGGGAACAACATATATATCAAACAAATCTTCACGCGAGCGAAGTGCTTGTAATATAAATCTAGAATGCTCGCCATATCCACTTCGTGTTAAAACGGGCGCCTTAACTAATATCTTCTTTTTCATGCTACCTCCAGAAGCCTCCAACGTTCATAATTTTGTCTATCTTCCCATGAGCCATACTTTTCAACAATTGAACTCATGGTGTTTACCCAACTTTTTTCAAATTCCTCAAAGCTATAATTTTTCATTACATGCTGACGGCCGGCTTGGCCTAATTCTTTTCGCTGCTCGCTTGTCAGATTTGTAAGTTTAACAAGCGTGTCGACAAAGTCTTGCTCTGATATTCTGTCTTCGCAAATATAAGGTACTTGTTGCGAGCCGATAACTGCTTTTGATGTTGGTTCAATACCAAAACCAAACCAATTTTCACCATCAGTAACCTGCTCTTGCAATCCGCCCGTCATGCACACGATAATCGGTGTTTCACATGACAGAGACTCAAGCGTTGCCAACCCAAATCCTTCAGCGTCGGAAATGTTAAGCGTACAATCTGCAGCATTATACATAGCTGCTAGGTCATGGGGCGAGATTTTGTTGTTGGAAATCATCACTTGACCCTTATTTAACCCAAGATGCTCCATTATATGCGTCAAGTCTTGCCCATTTGGATCTTTGGGGTCTGTGTGCATCAAGAGTGATGCTTTGTCATGACCAACAACGTCTAGATATTTCTTAAACCACCAAATTAGTGATCCACTTTGTTTTCGTCTAGCGTTTCTATTGTTCCAGAAGAAAAGCAATTTATCTTTGGTTTCTTCATAGCTGGCATTAAATACTCTTTCTCTTACGGTTATGCTGTTCTTAAAAAGCTCGTCAGTACCATCGGTTGGTCTAAAGATTGAAGGATCAACCGCGTGAGGTATGTATACGCGATCAACATCCGGAGCAACTTTTGAAACAATATCATCTGTTACTTTGGAGATTGTCACGATAACATCGTTTGATTCGTAAAACTGCCTGTTAAAATGTGGAGCAGGGTAATTATCCCACACGTGATAGTACACCATTGGCATCAAGGCTCTAATTTCATCTTCAATTTCCCACAGCCACGTAAAAAATCTTGGGTCAGTCATAAACCACAATACGTCTGGTTTTTCATTTCTAATAATAGAACGAATTTTTTCGTGATCACCATATCCATCAACAGGGTAAATAAGCCAATCTTCATTGTATGGCGCCACTTTAACAGGGGTATAGTCATGATGTTTAATAGCGCCGCCTAGGCAGATAAATCTATAATTTCCAGTTTTAATTAAAGATTCAATAAAATATTTTGTCTGTGTCCCTACGCCAGATGGAGATAGCGGATGATCAGAAATTGTTAGAATCTTAAGTTTTTTATTTTCCATATATGTTCCTCAAGGACAGTGTTCTGTCTTATAAAATTTGCACCCATATCCGGATGTGCAAGATAATCGGTTCTTAATATATCGTTTATTTTTAATATTGTATAGTGCTTTGTGCAATAATTTGATTGCATTTTCTGTTTTTCGAGGACCAGAGGTGACCCTAAAAAATTCTACACGATCCGATTTTGCAGTTCTTTTAAGTAGTGCGAAGTGCGTTTCGATATTTTTTGGATCAATACCGTGCTTCTTCGCATAAAAATGTTTATAAAAGGTTAATTGATAAGTGACCATTGGCTCAGAGCGCCGGCGAGCATCCCAACCCCAAGAGCACGTCTTCCAATCAACAATGTGATACTTTCCATCAGGGGTTTTCAAAACAGCATCAATGAATCCTTTAAAATTATAATCTTCATCGAATGGCTCCATTAATGATTCTTCTACGGATACGACCTCATAGGACTCAAAATAATCTTTCAACGCATCATCAATTTCAGGAATTATGCGCTTTCCTTGCCCCATCATGTCAACAACCATCTTTTTGTTGATTTCTACATCATCATCAAGTTCGGCTATATTCTTTTGAAACTCTTTAATAAAAAAATTATTATCAACCTCTTCAGAGAGCAATTTCTTCTCACACACCGAATGAATTGCCGAGCCAAACGCTGTGTATTCATTGCCCTTGAATCCGCTGAGACGGTCAACTCTTACTAATTTGTGGTAGAACGGGCATTGTGTCCATTCTTTTAATTCGGAAAAGGAAATATGTGATTTTTGTGTCATAGCTATATTATAACAACAAAATCATTGTTCGTCAAGAAAAAAGCCAACATGAAGTTCAGTTATTTTTTCATGTGCGGCCGGGGATATCCTCTGAGTGAAGTCTAGTTCTGGTCTTAGGTAAAATTCTTGGAATACTTCAGCGAAGTACTCTCTTATGGATGTGGCAGAATAAGGGCTTATCATCAGCCCAGCAATGTAGTTGGATAATCTTTCGTAGCCAACAGTTTTGTGTAAGAAATTATCCAGCTCCTCATTGTACTCAGTATTTAAAAAATCAACAATATTTACGTCATAACCTTCTTCTTCTATTATTCTATATAAAGTTGTTCTTTTTCCAATAAATTCTTGTTCAATTTTACCATCTCCATAAATTTCCCTACCAAGAGGAGTTTCTAAGGAGTGTGCTATTTCATGTACAATATCATCGATCATGTCGTCTTCATTATCTTGAAAATTGCTTATATACAGTGTTCCATCCTGATAGAAAGAATTTATGTCCCTTTTTTCAAATTCTTCAAACCAGCCAACAAGTATAAATTCAACATACATCAATAAGTGTGCTGGTATAATTTCTTCGATTTTTGCTACAACATTTTTAATATTTATTTTTGTACCATTTGGTGATACAATTTTGTTTTTTATATAAACGTGAGTGTTGTTGATGCTATAGAATTCTTTTTGTTCGGAGTTTAGTTTTTTCTGATTTTCAACTATGTAGTTCTTCATTTTCAAGTGAGCTTTCTGCGTTTGTAAAAAAGTGTTCGTCTTGTTCAGCGTCAATCAGGGCTTGTTGGTATCCTCTAATCCAGTTTTCCTCAGCAATGGCTAGAAGAAATTCTGGGAATTCTTTTGCCATTGTCTCAACTATCATCTCAACTGTTACGTTTTCATTATCGTGAGAATTTCCGACAAAATCAACAATGAGCTTTTTCAATTCTGTGTCTTTAAAGACCACTTTTTTAACTTGAGGAGTTTCTTCCTCGGTGATATCATTTTCCATATTAACCTCTTTTTATAGTATTCTCGCCGCCAGTGATGCAACCTTGGAGCGCTCTCCCTTATGTAAGGTTACGTGACCAGCTAACGTATGATTTTTAAATTTTTCAATTGCATATGTCAAGCCATTCGTAGTTTCATCAACGAATGGACTATCAATCTGTTCGATGTCGCCGGTTAAGACAATTTTTGTTCCTTCTCCGACGCGCGTAATAATTGTTTTTAATTCGTGACTAGATAGATTCTGAGCCTCATCTATAATAATAAATGCGTTTGATATAGATCTTCCTCGAATATATGTTAGTGCTTCAATTTCTATCATGCCTTTTTGCATATACATATCTAATGTTGCACGATCGTCGCCCATTAAAAATTTCAAATTGTCTTGAATTGGAGTCAACCATGGGGTCATCTTGTCTTCGAGAGTGCCCGGAAGAAATCCTATGTCCTTTCCTAAAGGTTGGACCGGTCGGGACACAATCATTCTTTTATATGCTTTAGAATCGCCGGCACTACTCATTACCTGCTCAAGGCCGGCTGCTATGGCGCAGAGCGTCTTGCCGGAGCCAGCCTTACCCACCAGAGTGACTATTGGCACAGTGGGGTCCATAAGCAAATCTAGGGCAAATAATTGCTCTTTGTTTCTAGACGTAACTCCCCATATTCCTTTTTTGAACTTTGAAATTCTTCTCAAGGCTGTTTCAGGCCCCAAATATCGAGCAAGAGCTGTCTTTTTTTCATTTGTGTTTGAAATCAGCATTAAATATTCATTTGGGCACACATTCTTTAATTCCTGATCTAAAATTAATTCTTCACCCGAATAAAGTTGATCAACTGTCTGTTCGTCAACTAAGATGGACGAAAATCCTGTGTATAATCTTTCTATGTTTTCAACAACTTGTGCGGGGTTATATTCTTCACACTCTAATCCTAAAGAGTTGCATATAACTCTCATATTAATATCATTTGTCACCATAACAGTTTTTCGATTTGGCTGTTCACTTTTTACAGTAAGTGCCGTCGCGACAATAATATGGTCTGGTACATCTTGGTTAAGGTTGGGTGTCAAAGAATTTAACTTTAACTCTACATCGTTTAGGGATTTTACAGATACGATTCCCTTTCCTTTTTCAATTCTTACACCCTTGCTAAGGTCTCCCTTTTGACACAAATTATCCAAAAACCTTATAATTCGACGCGCATTCGCGCCAACATTATCTTGCCTTTTCTTGTGACAATCAATCTCTTCCAAGACCTTTAGGGGGATGATGATGTCATTGTTTCCAAAACTTTTTATTGACTCAGAATCTGTTAAATAAACACTGGTGTCAATTACGTAATTTTTCTTTCTCATAAAACATTAGTTGGTTGTTATAATTAGTTATATAATTATTTGTTTAAGCCTCAATTATAGATAACATTAACACTATATCACAATAAAATCAATTATAAAGCTTCATCAATTTTTTCTCTCACATATTGATCGTTGTATCCCGAATGCCCAGAATAGAATTTCATATTCCTGTCGATATAAAAGAATGTAGGAAAAGAAGATATTATATATCCTTCTACACCTGTTGGATCCATGACTAAGTCGCGGGCGCCTTGTAGAACAGAGACCGATGTAACATTGTGGGAACTAACCCAATCATTCATGTCGTATTCGCTAGGTGGGGTACCCGGCACATATCCATCGATTAAAATCGTAACAATACTAACATCCATTGACTGATAATCGTCTTGCAAAGGCTGTAAATAATGACCTACCGTTTGGCATGGCCCGCACCACGAAGTTGAAAAATCCAAGACTACCACATTTCCAATCAAATCATATAATTCCCAAATTTCACCGTTTTGATCAAGTAATCTTAAATTGCATGCTTTATCTCCCACATTTACATGGGAGCAATCCTCATTTGCAATTACACCAAAAACTGGCGGTTCTGGTGGGTCTACCTGCTCCTGTTGGGAGGTATCAAGCTCACTTACTTTTAATTCTGCTGGATTGCTGCAACCTATAAGAAAAAGTAGAAAAAATATATTTTTCATTAAAACCTCTCTATAGTATATAGAAGTTCAACAAAAAAATGGAGCGGGAGACGGGATTCGAACCCGCGACATCCAGCATGGCAAGCTGATGCTCTACCAACTGAGCTACTCCCGCGAAATGGCTGGGGCGGCTGGACTCGAACCAGCAACGGCCGGGGGAACAA